CTAGATACCGTTCGACAGGTTCGTGTCGGGATCGTTCGTCAGCATATCGTCAGCTTGGTTCTGACCGGTTGCACGGACGGCATCCGCCTTGTTCTCGAGGCTCGCTTCGGCCGCGTCGTTACTCACGTTGTCCGCAGCGTCTTCCAGGTTATCTGCGACAGCCTCGGTGTTGGACTCGATGTTATCTGCTGCCTGTTCACGTGGGCTGGAGTTGCATGCCGACAGCGAGACAAGCCCGGCTGCCATTGCGATAACGAATGCCTTCTTCATTTTTCGATCCCCTGTCGTTCGTTATGAACTAGGCAGGTTGAAGTCCCGTGGAAGTGATTTGTTCCGTTGTGCTCCGCGACGGCGGCAGAGCCGATCTATGTTTGCCCGCGGAAAGCGTCTTTTAAATACAAATAACCAGATCCGTCTGGGTTTAGGTTGACCCCTTAGATTAGAAAGACTTCGGTTTGTTTATCGGCCTGGGGAGGCCGAATCAGGAGGGGTTGTTTAAATGAAATATACAGTTGGCGCGTTCGTGTGCGCGCTTACCATGTCTTCGCCTGCGGTTCAGGCGCAGACCGCGCCAGTGACGACCGCAGCGACGACCTCTGGTACGTTACGCGCTGGCACCTCGGTTCCGCTTAAAATGAGCGAACCGCTGACGACACTCGGCAAGAAACTGAAGGTCGGGCAGCGTTTCCAGCTTGAGACCGCTGAGAACGTGATGATCGACGGCAACGTGGTGATACCGGCAGGCAGTCCTGCAACCGGTGAAGTCACCGAGGTCCGCAACAAGGGCATGTGGGGCAAGTCGGGCCGTATCAACGGCCGTGTGCTCTACGTTCGCGCCAACGGTCGACAGATCCGGATGTCCGGCCAACTGGACGATAAGGGCACCACGGGAACCGCAGCCGTGGTCGGGTCGCTCGTCATCATCCCGATCGCAGGGTTCTTTATGACTGGAACCAGCGCGAACATACCGCTGGGTACGCCTGTCACTGCATTCATCGACGAGGATGTGTCGGTTGCATTCTCTGGGGCAGCCGCGCCGATGGTCGTAGCTCCCGCCGCCGTTGTCCCGGTAGCGACGCCAGTCACTATAAAGAAGTAATAGAGCCGGCGCGGGCATATCGATCCGCGCCGGTTTGTTCAGACAGGCTTGGCTCCAGCCGTGCCGCACTTCGCGAACTTGCCATTCGCGCTTTTGCACCGGACAGTCTTGGTTGGCGCTTTCGGGCACTTGGCGAAGCGGCCCTTGGCGTCCTTGCATGGGGCGGCCATCGACGGCGCACCGATAAGCAACGACAGCGAGGCGGCAGCGAATAGCATATTGCGCATGTGGAAGGTCTCCTTGCCCCTGATGGGCAACCTAAATGCTATGCCGACGGCCGCGTCGGTCAACTTACAAACCCTTCATCAGTTTTGCGGAGCTTTCCGCTCGTCGCGCGTTGGCTGCCTACCAGATTTGGAGGTTGCCATGACGGACGACAGCACGCCGAAGCCTAGCGACAATGTTCGAGTAAAATCGGGGGCTGCAGACCGGACCGAGGATGGCTTCGGCAAGGGCGAAGGCTATTCTGGCGACGAGTACGACAGCGCCGACCATGCAGCGGAGCGCCACTTGCAGAACCGTGACGGTGCTCGCAACGCCGGTGCCGACAAAGCTGCAGACGGACGCGACATCCCGCCAGAAGCCGGCAAGCGCGCCTACATCGATAACAAGACCGGGGAAGTTCACGGCAGTGGTTCGAGTGCAGGTGGCGGGAACCCCGGTGAGGACATTGACCTCGACACTTCAGAAGTGGACCTGAAGAATAACAGCAGGACGGCGTTCGAAGGCCTAGTGGCGAGGGCAGGGGGTTCAAGCTCGACCTTGCCCCTCTCCATCGCTGAAACATTCCGTCCTGCTATATGATATGGAAATGGCAGGTGTGCTGGCCTAACAAGTATTATGTTCAGCGCAGATTTCGAAGCCGCGAAGACAGTTAAGCGTGGCGCGGCCCGATCAGCGATCGGCTTAGATGCTGAGCTTGATGGCTTGCGTCGCACGTTGTGCCGAGTTTCGGATATTTCAGTCAGTGGTGCACGGCTCAGGACGTACTCCGCACTTAAGGTCGGTTCCGTCATCTGGTTGACCCGCCCGTTGGTAGGACGAGTTTCGGCAACAGTGAAATGGGCAGACGAGTACAATTCGGGCTGCCAGTTTGCCGAACCGTTGGATGCTGCGATGATCGAGGCCTTGCTGGTGGAGGCGGGGTGGAAGTAGCTGTCACGCTGACGGGTTTAGTGCGACCGTTCTAGCTAGCTGCGGACTACGTTTCCCAATCCGGCCCTTCTTCATCATGATCAACGCGAGCAATTGTGCTGACGAATATCAACCACCGCGGAGCGGCGCGGCCCCAACGGCCGTTGGCCAGTTATTGGAGAAACCCAGTGACAGAAGCTCTCAAGCATCAGGCCTTTCGCATCTCAGCAAGCGAGGGGATGGTGCTCATCGAGGCGCCTGGCGTAGTTGCGACGCTCGACGTAGATGCAGCGTCGCTCCTATCGGACCAGCTGCTCGCTGCATGTGGCATGGCCCGTCTTCAGCAGCACGCCGAGATCGGTCAGCCGTCAGAGCTCGGATTATCATTAGAGGGGTAACCAGGCCCTAACTGAGGATCCTGGTGGTGCCTACCCGCAAGCGGAGAGAACGTTCGACGTCAGCTCGGCCAATCTTGAGATCATCTGCTCTTACAGGCGCCGCCGCCGCATAGGAACTTATCACCTGTGGTAGATGAAGCCGCGGATCTTGAGCAGGTCGACTTTCATGCGCTTGACCCCGGCATCTATGCTCCTAGCGGAAGTGTCGCAACCGCACTTCAAAACGCGATAGCAACTCGGCAGTTGAAATCATTGTTCAAGACCGAGATAATGAAACTTCGGACGGCGTACGCAGATCTCCACCATCAACTCAGAAGTGCCTGCCCCATCGCCATTGCCATGCTCGGCCAATGAATCTGGAGGAATGAGATGCTGGATGATGATCGCGTCGATACCGTCAAGCGGCTGCTGTTCGATTACGTGAAGAGTCCATCTCTGCGGCACATCAAAGACCCTTACATGCTGATCAAGCTGGCGCAGGACATCGTCAAGAAGCTCGATCGGGGTAACTCGGCCTGGACGAAGTGGAACGGTCCTCGCGAGCAGCTCGTCGAGTCCGCCACCGCCTGCTGGATCCCGATCGGCGACCTGCAGGACCATCTAAACCGCATGGAAGGGCCGAAGCTGTCGTTCAGCGACGTGGAGCAACGCCTGAAGGCCTTCGCTGATGAACGCTACAGCGAGTACCCGCGCGATGAACTGCAAGAGGGCTGCCTCGCCGTTTACGGAGCTGAGAAGGCGCTGGGGACCGAGATGCCCGCCATCGTTGGCGTGTTGCGGGATCACATCGAGAAGGAGGAAGAGCGACTTCGCCTGGAACAGGACGCGCATTTTCGACAACTCAGGGAAGCAGAAGCGGCCGCCGCCGAGCAACGCCTTCTGTCTGGCGCGGACTGCAAGTGGACGCCGCAGCAAGGGAGCAAGGACGTTTTCTGTCGAGTGAGCGGGCGGCTTTTCCGGCTTACGACCACGACCGACAAACGGGTCGAACTGTATCGGTCAGAAAATCTGGAAGCGGGAAAGGGAACGCTGTTGGGCAAATACCTGAAACGGGGCGACGCGACCAAGGCAGTCGCCCAGATCGCGTATCAACCGGAGTTTTAGACGATCCAGCTATCTGCTCCCTGTCTGGGCAAGCTTGCACTTGCCGCATCGAAACGCAACTGTCGGCAAAGTGGCTGATGTGGCTGCAACGAAGGGGGGCTACGTGCCGAAGCTGAACCGAAAGCAGATACAGGAACAGGCTATAGCCGTGCTGCAGGGTGCACACGGCGGCATTCGCTGGAGCGAGCTATTAAAGGCTGTCGTGCAAACGAGCCCGGAGACGCCGCAGAACAGCATTCATGGCGGCATACATAACCTGCTGAAGACGGACGGCCGTATCGAGAAAATCGCGAAGGGGACGTACCGCTGGGCTGAGTTGAGCGATGCCGGAGATAGTGCGGCAATTGCACAGGACGAGGCCGTTGCGCAGACACCGGTGCAGGTTGAGACAGCCGACCACACGCTCGTGACGTATGTCGAAGCAGACTTTTATCAGAGCTTCGCCGATTGGCTTGTCGACGTAGCGGAGGAGGTGAACGCCGCGGTGGCGCTGGGCGGCAGTGTTCTAAGGGGTAAGTGGGGAACCCCAGACGTGATCGGGGTGCTCAAGCCACGCACTCAGGACATGCTCAAGTTCGAGCCACAGATAGTGTCGGCGGAGATCAAGATCGACCCCAACCAGCCCGTGGTCGCGTTCGGGCAGGCCGTCGCGTATCGGTTGTTCAGCCACAAGAGCTACATTGTCGTGCCCAGTACAACCGGCGAGGACGACATGGGCCGACTTAAGGCACTTTGCTCGATCCACGGCGTAGGGTTGGTGACGTTCACGCTCGACAAGGCGGCGCCGGACTACACAACGCTTGTGCTGCCGCAGCAGGCCAGCCCGGACATGTTCTACGCCAATCAGATGTTGCGGCGCTTGTTAGCCGCAGAACCGACCGCCTTCGAACGACTCTTTTAGGCGACGACTGTGGACCGGCGCCGAAGCTGGACCCCGACAGGTTTCGCCTAAACCATCGGGTCTGCGTCTAGCCTATAGAGCCTAAGGGTCCCCACTTCGGCACCGATCATGATCCGATCGCGATCCCATTTTTCTAAAACATCGTAGCTAGTTGCGCCGGTTGAAGGCGGCGGCCTGCTTCGGCGCTGATCGACAGTGCAAGGTTGTGGAATAGTAAGCAAACTAACTCGTCGCTGTCGAAAAACGTGGTTTAGGGCCTAATTTCGCTGTGCATGCTCCCAAGCTACCCCTACCGGAAAAACGAATGAGCGATGAACGGAAGCGGGGAACTTCGTGAAAGCCAACGAGGCTACGGCTAGGATTAAGATAAATCGGCTACTTGAGGAGGCCGGATGGCGCTTCTTGGACGACGCGATGGGGCACGCCAATATCGTGTTGGAGCCGAACACAAAAATCACCGAAATGCAGATCAACGCTCTTGGCGAAGATTTCGAGACTACCAAAAACGGGTTCATCGACTTTCTGCTACTTGATCAGGATGGCCGCCCCCTAATCGTACTCGAAGCCAAGTCTGAGGCGAAAAATCCGCTTTCTGCTAAAGAGCAAGCACGCCGATACGCGCGGGAGCAAAATGCTCGCTTCGTAATTCTTTCTAACGGCAACATCCATTATCTCTGGGACTTGAAGCAGGGCAACCCGAGCGTAATCACTAAGTTTCCAAGCCAAGCCGAAATCAGGGATCATCACGCCTTCCAGCCTGACGCCGAACGCTTGTCCAGCGAGGTCGTTGATCGCGATTATATCGCCCTCACCCAGATGCCCGGATACCTAAACGAAGCCGGATGGAAGAACGAGGCCGAACGTCCGGCTTTCATCGAGAGAACTAAGCTGCGGTTTTTGCGAGATTATCAGAAGAAAGCGGTCCATGCTGTCCAGCGCGCCGCGAATAAGGGAGCCGTGCGCTTTCTATTCGAAATGGCAACTGGCACCGGCAAAACGCTTACCTCAGCGGCGATCATCAAGCTTTTCCTGAGAACCGGCAATGCGCGCAGGGTGTTGTTCCTGGTCGATCGCATAGAGCTGGAGGTACAGGCGGACAAAGCGTTCAAGGCCCTGCTTAAGAACGATTTTACTTGTGTAATCTACAAAGAGCGGCGCGGGGATTGGCGCAAAGCAGATATCGTGGTCACGACCGTCCAGTCACTGCTGTTCAACGATAAATTCCGTCGGTTTTTTGCCCCGACAGATTTCGACCTCGTCATCTCGGACGAAGCGCACCGCTCGATCGGCGGCAACGCCCGCGCAGTGTTCGAATATTTCGTTGGCTTTAAGCTCGGCCTCACCGCCACACCCAAGGATTACCTGAAGCAATCAAAAAGCAGCATGGCAACACGCGATCCTCGGGATACCGAACGCCGGCTGATGCTGGACACGTATCGAATCTTCGGATGCGAAGGCAACGACCCGACTTTCCGCTATGCGCTGGTGGACGGCGTGCGGGAGGGATTCCTGATCAACCCCTATGTCATTGACGCCCGAACCGAGATCACGACCCAGCTGCTCTCAGATGAGGGGTTTGTAGTTGAAACAACGGACGACAACGGGAACGAAACCAAGGAAGCGTTCGCCGGGAAGGACTTCGAGAAGAAGTTCTTCGCTGATGCCACCAACGATGTTTTCTGCGAAACATTCCTCAAGCACGGCCTGCACGATCCGGTGACGAGCGAGTTCGGCAAGGCCATCGTCTTCGCCGTGAGCCAGAACCATGCGGCCAAGGTTGCTCAGGTTCTGAACGAAATGGCCGAAGCAATATGGCCTGGAAGATACCAATCTGACTTCGCAATGCAGGTCACCAGCGAAGTCATGAACGCGCAGACCATGACAGTGCAGTTCGCCAATAATAACCTTGCCGGGCGCAGCAACTTCAATGAAAGCTATGTCACCTCACGGGCGCGGGTCTGCGTCACCGTCGGCATGATGACGACTGGCTACGATTGCCCAGACATTCTGAACCTGGCGATGATGCGGCCGATCTTCAGCCCTTCGGACTTCGTGCAAATGAAAGGACGCGGCACTCGCAAACATTGGTTCGCACAGGAGATGCGAGACCCCGTGCGCAAGGCGGAGCTCGCCGGGCTCGAAAAGACCCAGTTCCGCCTGTTCGATTTTTTTGCCAATTGCGAATATTTTGAGGAAAAATTCAACTATAACGAAGAACTTCGGCTGCCTAAGATCGGTGCGGAGCCGTTTGCGTCGGGCGTCCAGTCCCCGGCGCGGACATTCAAGGGCTTCGAGACTTTCCAGCCCGATGCCATCGCAAGCCACAACGAGCAGCAGATCGGCATCGAGGGTATGCGCGTGGACCGCGAGCTCTTCCAGAAGTTCGAGGACATGGCCCTCGCCGATGCGGCGCTGAGCGCAATGGTCGAACAGCAGAATTGGGAAGCCGCAACCCGTCGGGTGATCGAGCATCTGTTCGACAAGCCGGATGAGTTTTTCAGCCTTGAAAAGCTGCGACGCGCGGCCGGTTTGGACCGCCGTCTTACAGTACGCGAAATCGTCGAGAAGGCATTCGGCCACATCCCGCGCTTTAAATCCAAGGACGAGCTGATCGACGACGAATTCCAGAAATTTCTGCTCGATCAGAAGCCTGAACAGGCCGATCGCATCGCCCAGATGCGCTATTATTTCGAGGCCTACATCAAGGACGCCAGCGTCCGCAAAACCATCGACGACGGCCATTTTGCCGCACTCAACGTCAACCCCCGCTTCCGGACGTCCGATCTGCGTGCGGTCCCCAATGAATGGCGCAGGGGCATCCCGGAATACATCAAGGACTATGTGTCCCTTAAGTCTGGTTAACCTCTATCTCCACGGCTTTGCCGATCCCAAGGTGGAGGAATATGATACGCTAACCAGCGATGACAAATGGGGTGAGACGGCCGACGTCATCCTGGCCAATCCGCCGTTCATGTCACCGAAGGGTGGGATAAAGCCACACAACCGATTTCAAGTCGCGTCGAAACGCAGCGAAGTTCTGTTCGTTGACTATATGGCCGAACATCTCACCCCGAATGGTCGCGCCGCCATCGTCGTGCCAGAGGGCATCATCTTCCAGGGCCAGAGCGCTTACTGCGAGTTGCGTCGAATGCTGGTTGAGGGCCGCTACCTCGCCGCCGTTATTTCGCTGCCCGCTGGCGTATTCAATCCTTATTCGGGAGTGAAGACATCGATCCTTATCCTAGATCGAGCGGCGGCAAAGGCCAGCGCCAGCATTGCCTTCTTCAAGGTGGAAAATGACGGCTTCGGCCTTGGGAGCCAGCGGCGCGCTGTAAAGGGCAGTCAGCTGTCGCAGGTGAAGGCGGAGCTCGCAGCCTGGCTGGCGGCGGCGCGTCGCGGCGAGGGCGAGGGCGAGGGCGAGGTGCTCGAGTCTTCGATAGGTCATGCGGTGGCAAAGGCGAAGATTGCAGAAGGTGGAGATTTTAATCTTACCGGGGAAAGGTATCGAGGCGACGTTCAGCAATCAGCTCATTGGCCCATGGTTGCAATCGGGGATCTTTGTGAGATTGCGCGGGGTGCGTCACCCCGCCCTATCCAAGACTTCATGACGACAGCGTCGGACGGAGTAAATTGGATAAAGATCGGCGATGCTCAGATGGGCAGAAAGTTTATCAGCAAGACAAAAGAGAAAGTCAGCCCCGAAGGAGCAAAAAAATCACGTTATGTGAAACCGGGTGACTTTCTCCTGTCCAATTCCATGAGCTTTGGACGGCCATACATAATGGCAACGGATGGTTGCATTCATGATGGATGGCTGCTGCTTCGTCCTAGGGCTAATGATATAGACCAAGACTACTTGTATCACATTTTGGGATCGCAGCCTGTCTATGATCAGTTTGTGAGGCAAGCAACGGGTGGGGTAGTCAACAATCTCAACAGTAGTATCGTTGCTGCGGTTCAAGTTCCCTTCCCGCCTCTGAACGTTCAACGTGAAATTGTCGCACAGATCGAAGGGTATCAGAAGGTCATCGACGGCGCCCGCGCCGTCCTCGAAAGCTACCACCCCCGCGTTCCCGTTGATGCGGCCTGGCCGATGGTGGAGATTGGTAGTTGCTGCCGGCTTATCAATGGACGAGCCTTCAAGCCTTCTGACTGGGAATCGGAAGACGGTGGCGGACTACCTATTATACGGATTCAAAATTTGAACAGCCCATCCGCTAACTTAAATTACTACTCTGGGGACGTGAAGTCACAGTTCATTGTTGAGCCGGGTGAACTGCTCTTCTCGTGGTCTGGGTCGCGAGGAACTTCTTTTGGTGCGCATATCTGGAACGGATCAAAGGCGATCCTCAATCAACATATCTTCCGTGTGCTGCTTGACGAATCGCAAACTGTGAAGTCTTTCATGCTGCACATCCTCAACGCAGCCGTGGAAGAGGTGGAAGATAATCTGCACGGGGGCGTCGGCTTGGTGCACATCACGAAAGGGAATTTGGAAAAGATCAAAATTCCGCTCCCGCCGCTCAAAACCCAGCAATCCATCGCCGCCGAAATTGAGGCCGAGCAGACGCTCGTCGCCGCAAACCGGGAGCTCATAACCCGCTTTGAAACGAAAGTTAAACAGGCCATCGCCAGCGTTTGGGGCGGAGCCAGAGAGGCTGCCCCCAAGGAGGCAGTCGCCTGATGGACGAGGCGCTCGAACTCAACGAATACCTGCCTTATTCGATGGCAGCAGCGAACGAGCAGAGCTACTTGCAGTTCCTTTGGTCGGCGTTCGAGAGCAATTACCAGCAGGGCCGCTACGAATTCGCCAGCTTAGCCTTCCACCTACTCTATATGAGTTTCGTCAGCTTTTCTATCTGGCAGATAAGGCTGGCCCGGCCCGATGTATTTCACATGGCCATGGTCGGCTTTCGCGCCGAGGACGAGTCTAAGATAACCGAGTGTGATAGCCCGTTCAAGTTCTATGAGAAGCTTAGAGAGTCTCAGATATTTCGTTTCCTCAAGTTAATCGGCTGCAGCAATACCCAGGTTGGCGAGTTCGCTAAGTTCGTGAAGCGGCGCAACAAGATCGCTCACCCTACCGGCACCGTGTTCTTCAACGACCAGCAAGCGATCGATGAGGAAATAAGTGAGATGATGCGCGAGGTGCGCAATATCGAAGGTCATATGCAGCCCGTCATCATTGAGCTGTATCAGCGCTTCCTATCCGACAGCGCTGCTGCCGAGGTTTTGCAGTATGGCACCTATGGCGAGGAGCTGACTGCAAATTTCGTCCACAAAGCCTACATGTCGATGGCCGACCTTCGCCATTGCGCGGCGTTCAACATTGCCCTGTTAGCGGATCATCCCGGGCAGGAGGCGATTGCCGGGTTGTACGGCGAAGTTGGCGCGCTGATTGCCATCGACGACTAACAGGAGGGAGCCTGATGCCAATCCAGAATGCGATCTGGACGTTAGGCAACAGTCCGGACCCTGTTGCCGAAGCTCCGGCCGTCCGCCGTCATTCAACTGTTTCACAGCGGCAAACGAAGCAGCCCCGCCTCTACGTCGATCGGTTGGTCGAGGGCACTGTCGACGTGCTCGGCAACTTCCCGTCGTGCATCAGCCCTCAGCCGCTCCTGCGACACCGTAAGCGCCACGAGAGCCCAGCCCGGAGCCTGCTCGATCAGGTCCGCGATCCGTTCAGCGGTTATCACGCTCGCCATCAACCGAACGTCATCGCATGGGGCGACAGGCCGCGCTTAGGGAACTCGGCCTCGATCGGTGCCAGCAAGCTTTCGGGGCCGTCCTCCATGCACTGGAAGTAGACCGTCTGCATCTCCGCAGGCCGTAGTTCGGGCAAGAATTCCGCGATCAGATGGTGCGTCTGAGACAGCAGTTCAGCGTCATTGCGCATCGACTCGGGTGCGAGTTCCTTGAGAACAAATGGGGCATGATGCAAATTGAGTCAACGTGCTAACGGTTGCTTCTGATATCGAAGTACGGTCGTCAGAAGGGGAAATGGGGAGGCTCTCCAACCTCGCCGGTCCGTTACCGTCCTTCCGCATGTATATGATGCGGAACAGAGCCAATGCGGTTCACGCGATTACACGCGCAGGACGATCTTTTCGAACAACGCTGGACATGCGCCTGTCATTGGAGTCGGCTCCGACCTCCGGATCATGAACCGCCATTCTCCGTGGAATGTCCATGACCGAGTAACGAATTGTAAACTTATGACGATGAGCGGCGGCAGTCCTCAATCGATCGGCCCGTTGGCGACTTAGAAGCTCACGCCTACCGGCAGGCATACTTGGGACGTACGGAGCCGAACCGACCCCGTTGCGCGAAGTGCCGTTACAGAGGCCTCCTGGCTTATCAGGATGGAACAATTCGATGTCAGGGTCGATCGCGGCTTCAGGTGACGGGCAGACTGTAACGCTCGTTCTCATCACAATCCCAGAGCCCATCGGGTCCAGACTTCTCATTGAGCGTCGACAGCACATCGGATGCCCGTAGCGGCAGAACGCGGGCGATGCGTTCGATCCAGTATTCAGTCCTATATCCAGCCTCAAGGCATTCGAGGATCAGGATAGTTGCCAAGTCGGCTTTCGACGCCCTTGGGCCGTGCGATGCAAGCTCATTGCGTACCTGAACGATGAAGGGCTTGAGCTTGGCTTCAAGCGCTGCTGTTCGAGCTTCGCGAGTAGCGTCAACGGTGTTCGTGTCTGTCATGATCGTGCTTTCAGTCGATCGGCCCCGACGTACGAAAAGCCGAAAAATAATGGGATGATTCCCCGACCCACACATCCGGCAAAGCGCCAGCGCATGGATCGGGGAAATGTAGCTAGTTCGACCATCCGATCCTGGGACCGGAACGCAACGCGCGGGGGCCTGTGGGCATCATCAGGTAATGCGCACGCCCGTTCGGCAGCCCGAGCATTCAACCTGTGGCCGATCGGATGCTCGTGCCCGGGACGTTAGGAGGCCAAGCTGTACTGCTTCTCCGCGTCGCGACGCCAGTTAGGCACCTTCGACTTCCCAGCAGTGCTACCGCTCAGCACCGCTCCGACGTGCCCGCGGCTGAAACCAAAGGTCATCGACGTTGCGATGATGGCGCCCGCAGTGGTGAAACCCGCCCCGATGCATGCCGTGATGACGTTCACCAACCGTTCGTTGGAGTTCGCGTCGGCGCAGTCTTCGAGCATTTCCTCAACCCCCAGCGTGAAGTTGGCAAAGTCTTCATCCGACATCCGCTTGGAGATGATGGGCGTGGCTGGGATCGGCCTAACCGCGATGTCCGGGATGGTGATATTCCAGGGGGAGGTAGCCTTGTTCGTGTCAATCATCTTACTCGCCTTCAAATATGATTATTGGCGACCCAACGGGAAACCAAAAAAAGATCAGGAGGATGCCCGACCCACCCACCAGCAGCGCGCTAGCGAATGGATCGGGATGGGGGTCTAGACCGCAGGGTTCCAATCGATCTTCTGCTTCGCCGCGCCCGCTTCGACCGCAGCAAGGAGAGTGTCGTTGGCTAGGTGAGAATACCGCTGGGTTGACTGGTACGAGGCATGACCGAGCACCTTCCCAACAGCGAACAGGTCGACGCCGCTATTGATCATGAACGACGCCGCTGAATGTCGCAGATCATGTATCCGCAGGTCGTGCAGACCCGCATCATCCCTAGCCTTCTGCCAAGCGTGCTTGATCGTCGTGAAAGGCTTGAGCGTAACGGGGTTGGGCAAAAGATACTGACACCGGCCGACCCGAGGCAACTGCTCAATAATGCCGATCGCCGCCTGGGAAAGCGGCACGTGACGGGACTTTCCAGTTTTGGAAGTCGGGATGAGCCACGCGCGGCGTTCAAGATCAACGTGCTGCCATTCGGCATTAAGCAGTTCAGAGACCCGCGCGCCGGTCAGCAACAGCAAGCCGACAATAGCAGGCAGCAGCGTGTTGCGCGACGCCGCCACCGCCTTCTGCAGCCGCCGCGCCTCTTCGACACTTAGAAAACGTTCCCGAGCGTTGTTGATGGCCGGACGACGAATACCAACGACTGGATTACGGGTGACACCAGGCGTGCCCCAGGTCAGGGCTAGAGAGAACGAACGTCCGAACGTCACCCGAATCTTCTCAACGGTTGCGGGCGCAAGCCCCTCCCCCGCTTTCAGCGCCAGCCATTGTGCGACGTCCTGCTGCCGAATCTCCGTCAGCCGAACCTTCCCCCAGCGCGGCAGAATGTGCCTGCGGACATACATTTCCGTTGTATCGTAGCTCCGCTGATAGGTTTTGGCATGCGCGAGGTGCATAACGGCCAGCTCCGCGTAGGTCGGGACAGCTTTGACGTCCTCCTTCACGGCCGCCGGATCTCCGCCTAAAGTAATCTCTGATCGCAACCGTTTCGCCTCTTTGCGGGCTTGATCGAAGGTAATGTCTCCGAACACACCAATCTTGTGCTGGCGCTGGCGATCATGTTTGTCGTTGTATCGCATGTAATAGGTCTTACCCCCGGAGGATCTTACCTCCAGGACGAAACCGGTCGTTATCGTATCGTAGAATGTTTCCTTAGATTTGCCTTCTGGGCAGAAGGCGGTGAGGCAGAATGTATTATCAAGCTTTGCCTTGGGCATGATTTGGTTTCCTTATTTGTGTGCGTAAACCGCGATCGGCTTAGAGCTCCCGTGGGATGGAGAAGCGATGCGGCAGGCAGTGGTGCCCGTTCGAACAAAACGTCGCTGAGTGGGCCTGCCTGGATGCCTATTGGGTACATCCAATTGGCAGGGCCACGAGCGAGCCTGCCTTCCGAGCGCCAGCAGCAGTGGGGGCAGGGGGAGGGAAACGGACGGAGTAGCCACCCCCCCGTCCGAAGGTGCCGGCCGCTACGCTAGAACGCGTCTCCAACGGGAGGCTGCTTTGGCCCCATGCGCGGCTTCAGCAACGGTTCGGCACGCTTTAACGGGACACGCCACTTGTCTCCGCCGTGGACCCGCTTTGGTTCGCCGCAAATCTCTCGCAGCACCGTGCCGCAATCCTTACTCTGCGGGTTGGTAGGTACAGCGATTCCAAGCCGCCTCAGAAGTTCGCTAGCGGACATATATTCATTCCCAGCATCTCCGGCCAAGGATGTGTCTAGGGCGTCCAAAACAATGTCACGTATAGAATTAATCGATCTGTAGTTGAGATTGCTAGTAGTCAGCAAAGCTTCCTCGCCTTCAGACAACCACCATTCGCCCCCGTCATTATATCTAACGGCAAGCTGCGCGTAAACTTGCTGCATATCTATTGTATGGTTATAATCTAGGCTGGTGACAGGAATGGTCCAAAACCGGCTATTTCCAGTTTCATCCACCAAGAAGTTTTTCTGGTTGACCGTTGCAAAGCAAACCGTGCGCCGTCCATACTCTGACTCCGCCTTCGCGTACGGCCTCCTGATCTTGTCAGAGTTTCCGGTAATAAAGCTTTTCAGACGAGCAACATCCCGACGGAAAGAGCTATCGAGTTCGCCAATTTCGACGATCCAGTGCGTGATAGCCGCCAAGACAGAGTCTTTGTTACCCGCATCGAGATGATGTCCCAGCTTCACGAATTGATCTCGCAAGCCGGGATCTGATACGAGCTTCATCCCCCAGGTAGTTTTACCTATACCCTGGCCGCCTTGTAACGTCAGGACGCCACGCGCATAAAACCCATGCTTGCTGAGCGCGGCTGCTACAAGGCTGAGCATCCACTTCTCGATCAGGGTATTCTTCAGATCTACTGAAAAGTCGTCTTGGGCCACGACCGTACCGCAGAAATCAGTAAGACGGTCGCATCCGTCCCACGGGACTGACATAATCCAATCCTTAACCGGATTGTAAGCGTTCCGGTCACCAATGGCTTCAACATAAGAAGATATTTGGCCAACTGATAAGCCGTGCAGCGAAGCCAGGCTTATTATTGCTGTTAGCGTCGCATTATCGCGATTATCTGCTGTCCCTTCAAGATTTGGTACAAGAATCTCTACTCTCTTTTTTATCTCATTGTACCTTACAGTAACATCGAACGCTCTAAGTATGTGTTCCAGATTTTCTATGGTTGTCGGCAGATGGCTCGATGTTCCAACGGGACAGTCGGGAAAGTCACTCGCTTCCAAGCGGCGATTGATCTTCGATACCCTGCCGGTGACCTGCCGTCCGATTGCGAGCGCCTGCGATGCCTCGGTCGTAGCGTTTTGATCCTCAGTCACTTGGATCGGTACGGTTCCAGTATCACTGACATCAATAATTATGTCCGCAGGGCATACACGTTGGGACATAGTTGGGGTTCTAGCTTGAACGCTATCCATAAAACTCTCACGGCTTTCGGCTGCGAAACTTGGTCGAGCCGAGTTCAAATCGGGTAGGGTGAAAGCTACTAGCAGTGCGCGGGTTCACATCCGCCGGAGCGGACGACTGAAGAGGGCGCTTAAAAAGCTAGTAGTGCCGTGGCGATTAGCCGGTCCTTCAATAGGACAGCGACTAGCCAACGCCGACATAATGCTCAGACGGGTGAAAGGTTCATGCTGTAAGAAATTTAGCTAGTGCGCTGAGGCTTACCGTTGATGTCACTGTAAGGCACGAGCTGTGAAGGAACCTATCTGGACCGTATGCTACCGCATCACCAACCGCCAAGATCTTAATCTTACCGCCTCCGGCGCGATCCGCCCTACCGATGACGAGGCGGTTACCGTTATTGGCAAGTGTGGCTGCCGCCGTTGACCGGTAGCGATGTCTCAGTTTTGCCGCCCCCTCCCCCCACCGAGCCCATTTGCTGCGAGAGACCTGATGATGTCGGCGACCTAGCCCTGGCTTGGGTTGCCGCCCCCTCCCCCCACCGCCGGTAGTACGGCAACATTCGTTTGTTGACTGATCTGAACGCGAACTGGCGGGCGCGTGATCACTGACCGGTCGCGCTTCAGCATCATCATGATGAGCGTGAGGCTGCCTATCCAGATGCACCCTACCGGGTGCGTCTTTAGAAGGCTGGCAAGCATGCCGAAGGCGAGCAGGCCGAACGTCTCAGCCGGACGAAGCAATATCCCAACGATGAGGCCGATCAAGCCGACGACGAGCAGAACTGATAACGCCGCCTGAAGAACGTTGAGGACGATCCCCGCGAGTAGCAGTATGCCAATGATTTTCATGGTTTGTTCCTTTGATTGACGTGCGCGTTGCACAAAGCGAGGAGATTGGAATCGACCCCTTCGGCATTCTCGATCAGTAGGATGTACGCAAAGCCGGTATCGCCAACGGTCACGATCATCTCGAACCAGCCGCCCTCGTCTTGCAGCCAGTCCCAGAAGGGGTGGAAGTCCGTCGATCCGAAATGGGTACCGTCGATGGGGCTGGTTGTCGGATAAAGCCCGATCTCCCGCATAATGACGGCGGCAGTATCGCCCGGTTGGACCACGACAATATGCGTCAGGGAACCCACCCCGGCGGCTGCGTAATGGATAATCCGGGTAGTTAGTAACGCGCGCAGGTGGGGATCGATCGGCAGTGCCAAAACGGCCTGCATTGTTGCTTCATCGTGAAGTGAGAGCATGGTGGCTTCCTTCTGGCATAAAAAAAGCACCCCGAAGGATGCTGCGATGCCGCTGGATGCGGCGGGTCTTGGTTGGATCGGTCAGGAAGCGTAAGATTTGCAGAGGTCTAAAAGACGCGGGTCGACGCCCAGCTGGTCAGGCACCAGCAGAATATGTCCAAAGCCATCGTCGGACAGCACGAAGGCCAGTTCGAAGTAGCCAACGTGATGCTCGATCCATTCCCATGACGGGACGAAATCGGAATGGCCAAACGCAACGCCATCCACGAGGTTGATATCGACGGCGAACCCGAGGGCCGCCTTTACCTCTATCATCCCGTCTCCCGCCTCGACGGCGTGGAAGTGGGCAAGGTCGCCGAGTTCGATGTCCGGTTCTGTATCGTCTGCCAGCTGCGATGCTCGGATAGCGAGTAGGTTACGGAGGTCGGGATCAAGTGAGGGGTTTCGGATGGCAGTCTCGACGGCGGCGCGTGTAACGAGTGATAGCATATATCGTCTCCTGATTTAGTTATGAAAAAGGCCCCCGCGAACTGATCGCAGAGGCCCAGGGCAGATTTATAATAGGTGATTAGCTGAATAAGCTTAGTCTTGTGCGTATTCCAACATCACGCTGCCGCCATCACTTATATGTGCCCCGTACTCTGCGAAGCCCGTGCCTTGGCTCCATTCCGCACTAGCAATGCATTTAATCTCCTGGCCCGATATATTGTATTTGGTTTGTATGTTCGATATCTCAAATATCTCTGGTGTCTCCAAGAGAATTACAAGAAGCTTTCGAGAGCATTCGCGGAGCGCTACCGGTGGAGAACGCTTCTGTAATGCTACAGCGCCTCCCGAGCTTGGGACGCATTGATCAAGACTCGGCTGATCGGCGATTTATAGATACCTACATTCTCGATGGCCTCCGTGCTGTAGGAGTCTCGAGAATTGTGGATGCAGACGACTCGACGAAAAGAAAGTTTATAGATGTTAAGTGGTCTAATCCGCTTCACGCACTTGGCCAAGAGGTTTTAGCAAGAGAGATTGTTACGAGCGTAGGTGGATATATTAACCTTGCATTAAAATCAGCGAAGTCATCAAACAAAGTATTAGCGGCCGATATTATTGCATCTTCAGCGCGCTCAAAACAGATCGTCGACTTCGGTGGACTTCACGTCGAGGATGCAGCCATATCGCAACTCGACCTTGAAGGTGCCATAATTAGTAATGTCATTCTAACGTCCTGCACGATCGAGGAGCTTGTTTTACCAGCTGATGTTCCGATCGGATTAGCGATCAATGACTCGTTGATAACCAAGGTGTCAGGAGTTTCTTCAACAGCTGGATTACCGAGTTGGCTTTCAGATAACTCAGTGGAAGAGTTTGATTCGGTTCGCACAATGAGTCGAATTAGAGATGCCGGACTTGGCTCAAGCCATGAGGTACTTGTTGTTGTGCTAAAGAAAACATTCTTTCAGCCCGGGACAGGCAGGAAAGAGGAAGCGCTTCTCAGAGGGTTTGAAGCTGGAAGGCACAATAAGGTTGCAAGACGCGTTATCTCCGCACTCGTTGCAGAAGATTTCTTGGGGACATTTAAAGGCAAAGAAGGCATCGTTTACACCCCAAATCGAGCGATGACGTCACGTGCAAAGAGAATGCTGGACGAACTTAAAGCTAGCCAAGATCCTATGTGGATCAGTGTAGGAACACTTTGATCACGTATTCCGACGTCTCGGCCGATCCGGAATTTTCATTTCCGCGGAACATGGTGCTGGACGACGAATCACTGAATGTCGGCAACAACCAGAAGTCGGATTATATCCGTTGGCGAATGGAGTAGGGATGGCAAGGGTCGCCCCACTTCCCTATCAAAAGCGCCCCAAGCAAGGCTCAAGCAACAGCCCCGCCGGACGGTCTTTCAGCTTTAGCTGCCGCCGTTCCCCTTGGAAGCGCCACAAAGAAGGTGGTGCGGCTTGCAGCTTTCAATCCCGAACGCGATGCAGCTTTGCAGACGCACTTCCAAGCTCAACCTCCAGCACATCCGTCCCCGCGTCCAACGCCCTGGCTTGAAAGTCGAACGGCTCGACGTCGCTCGGGTGGTAGGTGAAGCGGTAGCTGTTTGGCCCACCGGCCTTCACGACGAACGTCGCCAGCCCCTTGCTGTCGGCTTCTCGCACGATGCTCACCTCCCCGATGACCGGCCCCTCTTCCAGCCTAGTCTCGTTCTTGTCATCGCTCATGTAGAACAGTCCGGCGGCGTTAGGCCACGTCACCGCAAGCCCTTCAGCGGGCGTACCCTCCGGTAGTTGCGCGACGACACGCAAGGCGTCGCTCGGGTCACGCGTACCCGTAGCGTCCCAAGCAGGACCTAAACGGCCGCCCACCGGAAAGACAGTTCAGCCTCAGCCGCCGCTGTTACCTTGTGGAGATACCCTAAAGTAAGTGGTACCATTACATCGGATATGGATCGAATTTTTCTTAGTAAAATGGCAGCTCAGGACATTACCCTGATTGGAACCACGCTCGCGTTAATATACCGATCATGATCGGCGGGGCGGTGGGTCTGATAAATGTCGCTACATTCGAAAGAACTCTCCGTGCCATGTCGCCTGAATGTAAGCGGTAACTGGTCGAATGGGTGCATTCATGACGTGTCTGACAAGGGCTTGCTCATCTCTTGCACGAGCCCGCCGCCCATCGGCACGTACGTCGACATTCGCCGTGGGACACTCGTGATCATCGGCAGAGTAGTTTGGCAGGGTGGAAGTCGCTTTGGCGTGCGGACGCAGGACCCCGTCAGCATAGCCGCCCTCGTGAACGAACCCGTGCTTAAGAGCCGCCCGGCGACCTCCGACCGGCGTACCCTGAAGCGGAAAGAATCAGGCCGATGCGCGATCCAGCAGGCCGAACGAAATCGGCAGCGCTCAACGGCGTTCCAATTCGTCTGCATCGTCATCGGCGGCGCAGGAATCGCGTACTACGCGGCAATCTGTTGTTATCAGGCCCTCGCAGTACCCCTCGAAGCGATAGCTGACGCGCTTAGCGGCGGGTGAACTGAAACCCAACGGCGATGGACCACAGGTATAGCGTGGGTCGAGCCCGTTCTCCTACCCAAAGCGCCCCAAACAGGACCCAAACGGCTACCCAGCCGAAAGGCCTATCAGCCTCAGCCGCCGCAGTTCCCTTGTGGACGTGCCATAAAGTAGGTGGTGCCGCTTACAGGACTCGAACCTGTGACCCCCGCATTACGAACGAAACCGATAGTCCGGTTTCCCGGCGTTTTCGCGAGGATTAGGCACCTAGACCGAGGCGTAGGAACCGCAGAAAACCGTTGGTGAAAACGGGCTGCACCGAAAACGCACCGAAAACCAAGTGACATCGAGCCCCGCAATTCCGGCGCTTCCAGCGCCGGCCGATTGCCTGCCATCGACTTCCTTCGGGAGCCGACACGATGTCGAATTCACTGCCCGCCGCCACGTTCCCCCGCGCATCCTCCGGCGCGAGCAATATCGCCCGCTCGTTTAGCGAAATCACCACAGGCGTTCGCGACCGTGCCCGCTCAAACTCGCACGTTCGCCGCCACAGTAAGAATGCCGGCGGTACCGAGGTTTCGCTCTGGCGCACGCACAACACGTTTCCAAAGGACGAACACAACGCGCGCATGCGCGCGGCCGAAGCGTTCGAGCATGAAACCAAGCTGCCGGGTAAGCGCAACGGTGCCCTCGGGGGATCGGCCTCGACGTGCTGCGCTGCCTGCTTCGCCTGCGTGGGCGCAAGGACGGCCGACTGGACCCGACCTACCAGTGGATTGCCGATAAGATACACAAGTCCCGTAGTGCGGTGGTGGAAGCCGTCGCCCGGTTGAAGGCTTGTGGCTTCCTCGACTGGATCCGCCGCTGCGTGCCGATCGAAGACGCCTTGCCTGACGAACAACAAAGCGAGCAGATCTCGAACGCCTTCATCCTGCTACAGCCGCCCTCGGTGCGTGAGTGCGTTCGCCGCATGCTCCGCAAGCCCAGCGAGTTCGTCCGCGCTGTTGCCGAGAAGCTCGCCCGACAGAAGAAGCTGGACACCGCGACGGTCGACGACGTGATCGCAGAGGTCCAGAGCCCCGAGCTGCGCGCTATCCTCGCCCGCGTCCGCGCTTCTGTTGATAGTGCAAATCCGCCGAGCGGTCACACAGAGGCCCTGTAAGATCTAAATATAAAAGGAACGCCTATGGCGTGCGCAGTTTGAAGCTCCACCAAGCCCCCGAGGCCCCGAACCCAACGGGTTCATCATCCAGCGACCGCGGGTGAGCGTGCCGGCTTGCGCCGTCCCGTGCATCCTGGGGAGGATGCGCAAATTCGGTGCCATTCTGCCAAGATACGTCGCCCCCGTTGCGAGACCGCGATCTGCACCGAACTGCACCGGCGTATGAGCCCCAAATACCGCGACGCGGCCTAGGACCTAGGCCAGTTTCCGCAGGTCGTTCGATCGCACCTTTTGCGACACGAAAAGACCGCGGGCGAGGCGGGGGGAAAAGCGTGTTTCTCGGGGTGGCAAGATCGGGGCGGCGGCGGGGCCGGCCTCGTCGATTTTGTAATTTTCTTTCGCGTAATTTTATTTCGTCAGTCGCCAGAGGCCGAGCCCGCCGGCCGCGGGCGGGTCTGTCATCACCGCCCCGCCCCTTGCGGAATGTTCCTCGTTCGTTCCAGATGGCCGGATGCAACGGCATCACCGAATCACAGTCGACCTCGCGGTTCAGATCTTGCGCGCCGCTGTCGACCAGGCTGGCACGGCAAAGGTCGACACGGTGCCCACCCGCCTCGCGCTCCGCGTCCTACTACCCCACTGCCCCGAGCGCTGGCCGCTCACCGGATTTTGGGAGTCCAGCAGCCAAGAGAACGTCATTGGCCGCGAGCAGGGTGTAGGCGCGGCATTCAACGCGATATGCCTACAGCTGAAGAAGTCGGGCGCGTGGGCGCAGCGCTCGTGATCGAACCGGCCGACCGACTACTCGTCGACGGCAGGCCGCGGCCGTTTCTCGATCGCGACCGGCACGGCGAGGAAATGCTCGCGCGCCTCGCCGTCCCAGCTCGCCAGGTGCTGCTGGATCGCGTCCCACTTCGCCTCGGCAAAACTATCCCGCCACGGCCCCCGCGGCTCACCAAACACCGTCACGCGGTGTTCGTTCTTCGGGTCGGGAGTGAACGTGCGCGGTGCGGCCGTCCGATTAGCCAATGATCACCAGCCGCAGGTATTCGCTAACGCCGCTTTTGAAATGGACCAGGACACGAGCTGCCTCGACATCGATCCGCGCGTTGAGGATCCGGCCGCGCTCGCTGCGCAGCTGCACGATCACGTCGGGGCCTAGATCATGATCGACCGCGGTCACAACCTTCAGCGGGTCGGGCGCGATCGTATAGACACGCTTGCGGAGCTGATCAGTCACTCGACGGGAAGTCATCGACAAAGCTGATCAGCGTATCGATGTCGTCGGCCGACAGACCGCTCTGCTCGTCGATGATGTCGCCGGGGTTCCATGTCAAACGGAACGCCTTCAGCCGGGCGAGTGCGTCGTTGAGATCGGGTGCTTGGTCCATCTGGCCAATGTATCCCTTCCCCAGCCGGCCGCAAGCCAGTCGCCTCGCAGGGCGGGTGCGGGGCGGCGCGCTGCGCCTTCAGCCGTTCGAACTCTGCCCGGCTGGCGATGCGGAACCGCAGCATGTCGATCATGTAAGGGTAGTGCCGCTGCAGCACGCGGAAGAACGTCGCGACGTCGCCCGACACGTCGTTGATGACCTCAACCTTCGGCCGCGATCGGCGGCGAAGGAAGACGCCGCCCATCCCAACGAAGGGCTCGGCAGAGCCGTCATGGTCGACGCGCTCGATCATCGCGACCAGACGCGATGCCAGATTGCGCTTGCCGCCAATATATCCCGCAGCGGGTGCGACGGGCCGAATAAGATTTAGAGTGTTCACTTTACGTTCTCGCGTCATAAGTGCCGCACCTCGCGAATCGCGGGGTGCGGGACGGCCGGTGGCCGATGGTCGTGGCGAGAGTGATCCTCGTCGGTTTGCCGGGCTCCACCCCGACATCCCCCGCCCGGCTATGCCGGACGTGAAACCTTAGCTGGCTGGTGCCGGTGCCTTCCGCGGCGCGAACGCGACCGCTTCGACGCCCACCGCCTCGTTGATGTCCAACAGGCGCGCCTGGATCGGTTCGATCTCCAGCTCGAAAAACATATCGACCGCCTCGCTGGGCTTGCCGAGCGTCGATCCCTGCGCCGGCACGATGCCCAGCAGCACGGGTGGCGTGCGGTGCGCTGCCAGTACGTCGTCGCGTGTTGCGTTCTTGATCCCCATGAACTCGTCGTTCGCGCCGACCTGGGCGATCGGCAGGATCTTGATACCGCCATCCTTGCCGCCAGGCTGGTGGACGAAGAGATTGCGGAAGTTGCCCGGCCCCTTCGACCGCTTCAGCGCGTCGCGGATCGCATTGACGTCACCATCCGAGAATTCACCGGTCGCATGTAAGATGAAACCTGCATGACTACCGTTCAGATAGTATTTACGGCGAAACAGGGTGGCGGCTTCATTGAGCAACGCGGATTGTAGCGCGGAGATATACTCTGGCACGCCGTAAATCTCTTGGTTGATGTCGGGCTGCATGATCTGAATGACGCTGCCAGGTCGAAACTCGAACTCGGTCGCTAGGTTTTCCACGAAGAAATACCGGCCCTCTTCGATCCCCCGACGTGTGAATTTAGCCAGGGAATGATCGAGCCGCATCAGTCCGCCAAGGACGCTCCGGCGCTGCTCGACGAAGCCGAAGCCGAACACCAGATAATCGAACACCAGCTTTTCGAACGCACCGCGCGACAGCCACGGCGTCGGCATGAACGACCGCACCAGTAGGTTGCGCTTCAGAAGGATGGCCGAGCTATGATGCGGGCTCGCGCGAAACGATCGGGCCAGGCCATCGACGCTGATCGGCGGTTCGAACCACCGGCCGTTATGCGGGCATTCCAGCATATCGAGGATCTCGCGCCGGCTGTTCACCGGCTCGGGATCCCCGAACGAAAACGCCGCTACCGACGTCGACTTCTCTGGCGTGGTGACGATCGCCCCGGCTCGGTCGGCCTCGTGACGGCCCATGCGACGTGCCTTGCCCATTATAGGATCTCCATAGTCGACTTGGGCGCTTCGCGGCCGTCGAGCGGTTCGTTGTTGAGAATGTGCATGATCGACCAGGCGAGATCCGCGTGGCCGTCGTCGCCGCCCCGGCCGGCCTTGAACGTGACGTTCCGGCCGCTGGTGGTCAGCGTTTTCTTGATCGAGACGAAGGACGAAACGACATCGAGCCAGCTCGCATCGAACGCCATCCGCCCGCGCGAAATCACGTTCTGCGCCTTCATGATCATCATCGCCTTCACCTCGAGCGAATATTCGATCTTGGTGACGCCCTTGATCCCGGCATCGGGTTTGGCGAGCAGCTGGTAGACGCCGGCGCCGACGCCCGACGCATCAATGCCAAGGAACGTGCAATTGTAGCGAGACAGAATGCCCCGGATGAAGGTGGCCTGCTGTTCGAAGTCGAGACCGCGGAGGGAATGCCTTTCGAGTAACCGGAACGGCCCTCCCTGGACCAACGGCGGTGCCATGATCGACAGCGACGCATTATCGCCGTTCTCGCTGTTTTGCGGATCGTAGCCGGCCCAAACAGGACGCTCGCCGTACGGGCGTGCGGCCTCCGGATTGAAGTCGGTCCAGTCCTCCATGGAGTCGCAGCCGCATTTGATCAGGTCGTTGAACCGGAACGCGGACAGGCTGTCGTCGACGAAGTCGCAGTCGAACAGGTTGGCAAACTCGTCCGGTGCATATTCGTCGCGCAGCTCGTCGATGTCGAACAGGTCGCACCCGGCCGCCTCGGCGTCGGTAATCGTGACGATATGCCGCCAGATGCGATCCGGCCCCTGCGCGCCGTTCTTCAGCGCGGCGTGGCTGACATCGATCTCGACGCGCTCGGCTTTGGCACGTCGCCGATTCCGACGCTCGCCCGTCCAATACGGGTAAGCCGCGTGCGCGATCGTCGACGGCGTCGAGAAGTAGGTTTTGCGCCACTTCTTGTGCGTCGCCATGCCCGACGCGACCTTGTTCAACTCCTCAAAACTGTGAACCCAAAAGAATTCATCGAAGTAGAAGTTGCCGTGACGGCCCTGTGCAGTACGGAAGTTTGTACCGAGGAAGTGTAGCTCGGCTGCAGCCTCTTCAGCAGGCCGTAAATCCGATGTGATATTCATCGGATCACCGGTCAGGCTTACGCCGACCAGCTTTGCAAAGCTTACGATATAGCTGCGGAACTGGTGTGCCTGCGCCTTGGACGCTGACAAGAATATTTGATTGCGACCGGTTTCGATCGCGTCAATCAACGCCTCAAAGGCGAAATAGTAGGTTGCGCCGATCTGCCGCGACTTCAGTATCATGCGCGTACGGAACGACATCGCGTCGAACCACGCCTCTTGATAGCCGTACAACTGGTCGAGGAAGATCGCCTTCAATTCGGCCGCCTGGTCGGCGGTGAAGTGGTTTTTCTTCGCCTTCTTCTTCTCGCCCGTGTTGCGGTTCGCGACCCGGTCATTCAGATCGCCGGAATGACCGCCGGGCGCTTCATAGCGGCGCACCTTCGCCAGGCTTTCGACCTGGCGGCGTAGTGCGTCCAACTCAACATAGTCTTCCTGGAGCTTTGGAACCTTGCAGATCAGCACCATCAGGCGCGTCTCAAGGCAGTCCTCCAGCTTGCGGATCGACGGCGCATCGTCCCAGTTGTGCCGGCGCGCCCAGCTTTTTACCGTGTCGTATTTGACGTCCAGCTCGGTGCTGATCTGCGACAGACTCCAGCCGCGCCAGTACAGGCTGCGCGCCGCGCGGATCCGTTCCTCGACGGGCAGGCTAAGGGGGTCGGCAAGGATCGACATGGCATCGCCAGCCTAGCCACGCTGGTACGCACGCCGCCCCCCACGGCTCTTGTAGAAAGTCATTCTACAAGAGCACCCGCTTGAGGAAGGCACCGTATTCGGTCCCTGTTCGACCTCGCTAACGGGCGCTTGGCGCGCCGCAACCGATCGAACCGAGGACCAGCCGCCATGGGCACCAAGAGCAAGCCGTTCCGCTCCTTCGTAGAAGGCGAAACCATCAGCGATGGCCGCAAGGTCACCGCCGAAATGATCGACGAGTGCGTCGCGACGTTCGCGCCGGCCACGTACAGCCCGCGGATCAACATCGAGCATGTCTCGGGCTACAGCCCCGAGCCCCCGTTCAACGGCTATGGCGACGTAGTCGCGCTCGAAGCGAAGACCGACGACATCGTCATCGCAGGCAAGACGGAAAAGCGCCGCGCGCTCTACACGACCGTCGAAGGCAACGACCAGCTCGTCGCCCTCGCTAAGGCCGACCAGAAGCCATACCCTTCGGTCGAACTCACCCCCAATTATGCCGGCAGCGGCAAGTTCGGCATCATCGGCCTGGCGTTCACCGACACGCCCGCGTCGATCGGTACGCAGCGCCTGCAGTTCTCGCACCGCGCGCCTGGCACCGTATTCGCGTCGGCCGCGGACGCGGTCACCATCGAATTCGAAGCCAAGAAGGCCGATGACGAGAAGGTCGATAGCATCGTCGATCGTTTGTTCGCCTCCGTCATGGCCAAGTTCAAGACGGCCGAGCCCGACAAGCAAATCGAAGAGCCGAAGCCCAAGCCGGCCAACGACAACTTCGATCCGGCATCGTTCGCTTCCGATATCAAATCGATCGTCACCGGCGTCGTGACGGCCGCGCTCAAGCCGATCACGGAGGCGCAGACTGCCTACCAGCGCGATTTCGCGACGCTCAAGACGCAGCTCACGAACACCGAACAGCCGGGCTTCTCGCGCTCGCCAGCGTCGGGCGGCGGTGACGACGCCGTTACCGACTGCTGATCGTCAGCCACCCGCCCCGACCGCCCAGCCTTCACAGGAACCGCCCCGATGCTCAACGCAACCCGTAACAAGTACAACGCCTACACTCAGCAGATCGGCAAGCTGAACAACGTCGCTGATCCCAGCCGCCAGTTCGAGGTGCTGCCGTCGGTGGCGCAGACGCTGCGCGCCAAGCTAAAAACGTCCAGCGACTTCCTGTCGAAGATCAACATCATTCCGGTGGTCGCACAGGAAGGCGACAAGGTCGGCGTCGGCGTGAAGGGCACGATCGCCAGCCGCACGGATACCCGGACCAAGGATCGCGAGCCGCGCTACCCCGGCGATCTCGACGAGACGCGCTACCGTTGCGAGAAGACCGACTTCGACACGCTGGTTCGGTACGAGACCCTCGACGCCTGGGCGCATCAGCCGAATTTCCAGACCCTGCTGCGCGACGCGATCATCAGCGCCAAGGCCGTCGACATCATCACGATCGGTTTCAACGGCGTATTCGTCGCCAAGACCACCGATGCCACCAAGTATCCGCTGCTCCAGGACGTCAACAAGGGCTGGCTCCAGCACATCCGCGAAGATGCCCCGGAGCGCCACGCCGCAGGCGGCGAGCTGAAGGCGGAGACGCGCAACGATGACGGCGTAGTGACCGCGGCGGGCGCGATCTACGTCGGCGCTGGCGAGGTTGGCTCCGAGGTCGACTACGTCAACATCGACGCACTGGTGTTCGCCGGCATCGAATTGCTCGACGAAAATTACCGCGAGGATACCGACCTGGTCGTCATCGTCGGCCGCACGCTCGTCAACGACAAGTATTTCTCGATCGTCAACGCATCCGGCGACAAGGCGACCGAGCAGCTCGCGCGCGACGTCCTGCTTTCCGACAAAAAGATCGGCGGTTTGACCGCGGTCCGCGTACCGAAGTTCCCCAAGAACGCCATCCTCATCACCACGCTCGCCAACCTGTCGGTCTATGAACAGATCGGCACCGAGCGTCGCAAGATCGAGGACAACGCCAAGCGCGACCAGATCGAAAACTACGAGAGCGTCAACCACGCCTATGTCGTCGAGGACATGGGCAAGGCGGTGCTGATCGAGAACATCGTCATGGGCAAAGCCCCGGCCGCGCCAGCGCCGGCTGGCGGCTAACCCTTTCCCCCGTTCCCGCCCCCACAGGACACGCCATGAGCTTCGCTCGACGCCAGGAACAAATCCTCGCCATGAAAGCGGCGTCTGCTCCTGCATCCGGGGGCGGGCACACCCGTACCGCCGCGGTCGTACCATCGGCCGCGGCGGACCAACTCCCTATTCCCACCGGCAATACGCCGGCCGCCCGCAATGCCGCGACCGTTGCTTTGCGCTTCCGCCATGATCGCCAACGCCTCAAACAGATCAAATCCAAAGAGCTGAAGGTCGCCGCCAAGCGCCAGATGCTTCCGGAATATCAGGCCTGGTGTGACGGGCTGCTGGACGCCGGCCGTCGTGTCGAGGGTCGGCAACTCGACCCCACCGGCGCTGACGATGTCCTGCCGAGCATCATGGTTTGGTGCCTGGACGTTGGCGACTGGACGCGCGGCCTGATGCTGGCGAGTTTCGTCCTCCGCTTTTCAATCCCCATGCCTAAGCACTTTGTACGCGACGCCGCGACACTGGTTCTGGAAGAGATCGCGGACGCGGCGTTGCGGGCACAGGCCCGGAGCGAAGCATTCCCGTTGTACGTGCTGGAGGCCGTCGAGTTGCTGACGGACGGGATCGACATGCACGACGAACCCAAGGCCAAGCTGTTCAAGGCGATCGGTGCCGAGCTGGTGCGTGCAGCCGGTGAGGCGACTGGCGACGCGATCGTGCCGACGATCGAGCGCGCCATGGCCGTACTCACCCGCGCACAGGACAAGAACGAACGTGTCGGCGTGAAGACGATGCTGCGCGGCCTCGAAAAAGCGAAGGCTGCAGTGATCAAGAATTTCGACGCGAACCCCTCTCCCGGTGTCCCCGCAGATGCGAACGCCAGCACCGAAACACAGGCCGGCGACACCGCCGGCTGATCAAGCTCGCCCCCGGCGCTCGGGGACGGATCACGCGAGACGGGAGGCCTCCGGGCCGCAGGGCCGTCGATCGACCTGATCCCCACCCCCGTGAATTTCTAGGACCGTTCGATGGCCGACTTCCTCGTCAGCTCCCTGATCGCCTTCGTAGGCGTCGTCGCGTTGGTCGCAGCCGTCGCGATCACGCTGCTTGGCGGATTCGTCATGATCGTCGCACGGAAGTGCGACCGACCGATCGAGCTTTCGCCCCGCCGCTACGCCTGGTGCGCGATTGGGCTTGGTGTGCTGTTGGGGGGTAAGGCGCTCGACGTCGTCGCCAGCGTGTCGCTGTGACCGGCCTGATCGCAACCGTCTTGCCGGATGAGGACACGCCCGCACCGGCGCTGATCGTCAACGACGGGTTCTTTCCCGACATCGATCCCGCCGTGTTTCGCAAGCAGCATCGGATCCGCGACGCGGTGACGCCAGATCGCGCCCGCGAGGCGCTGATAGCAGCGATGCTCGCGGTCTATCGCGATCTCGCCGCCTGGGCATTGAGCCACCGCGCAGCCGGCACCCGGAAGCTTGACGACGTGCGGCTGTCGGATGGATCTATCTCGACGATCGACGGCATCAACACGCTCGTCCTCCTCTACCAGCGCGCCGTCTTCACGGCCGCAAAGGCGGAAGTCGTCGAGCGCTATCGCGACGTGGATCTGACCAGCGCCGGGCAGCGCAAAGCCGAGGATCTCGACCCGAGCGTCACCGAGCTGCGTCGCGATTCAATCCACGCGATCCGCGACATGCTGGGCGTCACGCGCACGACAGTCGAACTCATATGACCGCGTCGCTCGACATGGTCCGTGCGCGCGACGGCGACACGCTCGACGCGCTGATCTGGCGCGAACGCAACCTCGGGCCGGCCGATCTGCCCGCCGTGCTTGCAGCCAACCCCGGCGTCGCCGGCCTCGGCTCGATCCTGCCGAAGGGTCAGCCAATCAACCTCCCCGCCATCGCCGCACCGGCAACCGCCGTTCGCACCGATGTCCTCAACCTGTGGGACTGACCGTATGAAGGATCTACTTCACGACTTCGGGACCTGGCTGATGGCGTTCGTCATCAGTCTGGTCCCCGCCGGCCTCGGGTCTGTCGTCAGCCTACTTGTCGAAACCGGCCTCACTTGGGGCCAGCGGATCGCGCAGGTCTGGGTTGGCATCGTCGTCAGCTATTTTGTCACGAACGCCGCCAACGCGATGTTCGGCATGCACCCGTTCGTGTCGCAGGCGATCGGCTTTCTCGTCGCCATGGTCGCCTTCAAGGGCGCCCCCGGTTTCATTGCCGGCTGCAGCGCCGTCCTCGCCGAACTGCCCGGCAAGCTTAGCGAGCGGCTGCTCGCGCTTATCCCGCGAAAGGACCCCAAGTAATGCCCGGTTACGGACCACCCCCTACTCCCGCGAAGAAGCTCCCCCCCAAAACGCTGATCGGCGTAATCGGCGCGGCCGCAGCGCTGATCGTGACCCCGTTCGTGTCCGGATGGGAGTCGGGCGGCACGCCGCGCCTCGTTGCATACCAGGACATCGTCAAGGTGTGGACGATCTGCGGCGGCGAGACGCTGGGCGTGAAGCCCGGCATGGTCGAGACGGTTGCCGGTTGTGAGCTGCGCGAGGAAGCGGCTCTCATCCGCCACGCTGAACCGGTCTTGGCCTGCACGCCAATCCTGCGCTCGCATCCCAACCAGCTCTCGGCCGCAATCAGCCTCGCCTATAACATCGGCACCGGCGGGTATTGTGGATCCACCGTCGCGCGGCGCTTCAACGCCAGCAACTGGCGTGGTGCCTGCGATGCTTTCCTGATGTGGAACAAGGCGGGTGGCCAGGTCGTGCGCGGCCTCGACCGCCGTCGCCGCGCCGAGCGCGACCTCTGCCTGAAGGAGCTGCCCCGATGATCCGCAACCTGTTCGCCAAGGTGAAGGCCGAGGCCTTCTTCCTCGTCCTGCTCGCCGTCGCCGCGGTCGGTGCCTGGCTGTACGTCCAGTACCGCCAGGTCAGCGCCGATCGCGACGACCTGCGGCACCGCGCCGAGTTGATCTGCGCCGGATCGGGCGCGGACTTCGCCGCAATGGGTAACACCGCACGCGGTGTCCGGTGCGCACAAACGGTCGCCGGCTTGGTGAAATTCAAAAGCGACAGCGACCAGCTCACCGCCGCCACGCTCGCGCAGGCGATGGCCGATCACGACGCCCGACAGAACGACGACACCCGCGCCGCGCGCGCTGCTGCCGAGGCAGCAAGCTCGGCCGCACAACGAATGGAGATGGCAGATGCACAAGCTGAACGGACGAATCTTGTCGATAGCGATTGGTTTCGCGCTGTTAACGGCGTTGCCGGCCTGCGCCCGGCACGCTGACGTCCCGCCAGCGGTCATCCCAGCGCCGATCCTGGTGAAGGTGAAGGACACGCCCCCGGCAGAGCTTCTTACGTGCGCTACGCGCCCCGAGGGCCTGCCGGAGGATCCGTCGCTGATCGCGCAGATCCCGACCAAGATCCGTGCCGGCATTATCCGCCTCGCCCGTGCCTTCGCCGGCAACGCCGATCGCGCCGACCGCCTGGTTAACTGGAACGTGCCGGGTACCTGCCCCGCAGCTCGGAAAGACTAACATGAAGATCATTGTAGCTACCGCTGCCGCTGTATTGAGCCTGATTTCTGGGACAGCATTCGCGCAAGGCAAACCTGTTAATAACGACCAGAGCATTACAGTGTTGGAGGCAATAGCCTATGGCTCGCTGCACAACGCCGCGACTCCGGTAGACGATGCTCACGGCCTTCCAGTCCGCTGTATTTCTGGATGCTCCGGCGGATCTGGTGGGGGCGGCTCTGGCGATGCTTCGGCATTGAACCAGACGACGCAGATTACTGCGGAGCAAGCGATCCGCGACCGTATTGGCGCGCTAACCTCACCCGTATCGGGCTCGACGAACTGGCTACTGACCGACATTCGGACGGCGCTCGTTGGCACGCTGACGGTAGGCACGCATTCTGTCACCCAATCCGGAACTTGGAACGTCGTTGTGTCGAATTTGCCGGCGACGCAGCCGATCAGCGCCGCAATGTTGCCGCTGCCGGCGGGGGCGGCGACGTCCGCCAGGCAGGACAACATTCTGTCGGCACTTGGCTCGCCGTTTCAGGCCGGAGGAGTTGTTGGAAATTCGGCCTTCGGCGCGAAGCTGCAGGATGGTGCTGGAGCCGCATTCGGCACCGTTGCCAATCCGGTAGTGGTCGACTCGCTGTATCGTGGTCCTGCCGTGGATCGCGGCGCGATCGTCGGCACGTCGGCCACCATATTGATTGCCGCGAACGCAAACCGTCGTGGATTTTCGATCCAGCCTCAGTCGGGTGCGTCCTGCTACATCAACGGAACGACCGCCGCGACAGCGGACTATCATAGCCTGCTCATAGCAGGTGGTCAGCTTTACGAGACGCCGGATAACTACAGCGGGACCGGCGCGATCTCGATCATTTGCACGTCCAGCAGCACCCCTGTTTACGCACGGGAGCGCTAAAATATGACGATGATCTCACCGCCCGCGCCGCGCTCAAACATCGCTACCGTCGATCCTACGGCCGCGGCCGATCTCACGCAGGGTTATGTCGCTGGCTCTCGCTGGCTCAACACCGTTACCGCAGAAATGTTTTTTTGCAGGTCACCCGCGGTCGGTGCAGCCGTGTGGATAAAGCTCTCTATGGACGGCTGGCCTGGCTACATCAGTGGGAATTGGTACGCCCTCATTCCGGGCGCGTCACTCGGCTCTGGCAATAGCGGCCTAAACACCGCCGTCAGAATGATCCCCTTCCAGTTATACGAGCGCATTACGCTATCGGCCTTGGCCGCGCGGGTGACCACCGCAGCGTCAGGTGGGTCCTTTGGACTGGCTATCTATGCTCACAACGGTGGCACAGGGCGACCCACTGGAGCGCCGCTGGCGTCCGTTACAGGGTTGACCACGGCTGCGGCTGCGGTCGTATCCGCGGCCTTGCCCGGCAACGTCACATTGGAACCGGGGACCTACTGGTTTGCCTGTCAGACCGACAACGCCGGCACAGTTTTCAGTGTCATGGTCGATACCAGCACCTGGATGAGTGCAATGATCGGATCGCAGACGCTGGCCAACGTGTCCTCAGGCGCTGCGAACAGTCAGATGCATTTGGCCGTCACGAATACCTATGGGGTGTTCCCTGACATGACTGCTGCGATATTTTCCGAAGTAACGTCGCGGGCCTACGCTCTCGGCTTTTTCAGGGTGGCATGAGATGGAACGCGAAATCCACTATGAGCGGGATGGGTCCGTTCTCCTGATGGAAGGAGAGCGGCAACGCCTCATTCTCGCTGGGTCGTCAGCTACGGAGATCGAGGAGGCGATGACAGAGTTCTTCTCGCGGGTGACCGACATTGCACCGATCGAGCAGACGCCAGGTCGATGAAAAAGCTCGACAGCTTGCGCAAGCATCTACTCGCATCTGTTCCCGAAATTAGGAACAGTCCGGAGTTGATGGAGATTTTCGTCGATAAGGGCGATGTGGCCGTGCGCGCAGGATCGCTATCGTTCGAGTATTCTTACACCGCTTCGGTGTGGGTGCAAGACTACACCGGCAAGGTCGACAACCTCTTGGTGCCAATCCTTGCATGGATCGCTGCAAACCAGCCCGATTTATTCGAGAAGGGCGACCGCAAGCCGTTCACGTTTGAATCGGAGCTGCTCGACGCGGAGACGTGCGACATCACGATCTCGATCGACCTGACCGAGCTGGTCCGCGTCGAGCAACAGCCGAACGGTCTCAAGGTCACGCATCTACCCGAACCGGTTATGAACGACGCCTTTGCCGGCGTCCCGACCGGCACCAACCTATGGGCCGGCCTGATCGAGGACGGCACCGGCATGGTCGAGATCGTTACGCGATGAACGACTTCGCGCCGATCGAGCAGCTCGTCCGCGATCTGCTGGTGCGTACCGCCGCGCCCGAACGCGCACGCTTGATGCGCTCGATCGGCCGCGAGATCCGCAAGAGCCAGTCGGACCGTATCGCTGCCCAGCGCGATCCCGAGAACGCGGCGTTCGCCCCGCGCCGCCCCAAGCCCGATCGCGGGCGGAAGAAAGGCAAGCTTCGCCAGCAGAAGATGTTCCGCAAATTGCGGATGGCAAAGAGCCTGAAGGCGGGCGGCAACGGCGACGAAGTTTGGGTCGGCTTCGGCGGTCGCGCATCGCGGATCGCCAGCATTCACCAGGCCGGCCTGTCGGACGCCCCGGCACCTGGTCAGCCGAAGGTACGTTACGCCCGACGCGTGCTGCTCGGCCTGACGGAAGCCGAACAGCAACGGATCCTCGATCTCATTCTCGCCCAGATCGCGCCCAGCTAGGTTGGATTTGAGTTCCGGGCCGGTAAATGACTCGACGTCATCTCTCTTGTAGAAAGCGTTTCTACAAGAGCGCGCCATAGCCATGCCGTTGCCGCGCCGACGACATGGCCAGCGCCATGACCGTCACCACCGCCATCGTTGATCTATCGAAGCTCGATCCCCCGACGGTCGTCGAGCAGCTCGACTATGAGACGATCCTTGCGCGCAAGGTCGCGCGAATGCAGGCACTTTTTCCGGACTTCGACGCGACCGTCGACAGCGATCCCGCCATGAAGGTGCTGCAGGTCGCGGCTTATGACGAACTGTTACTGCGTCAGGACTTCAACGAACGCCTGGTCGGCCGCCTGGTCGCGTACGCCACCGGTGCCACGCTCGATCATATTGGCGCGGCGATCGGCGTAGCACGTCTCGCAGTCACGCCGGCCAACGCCACGACCGGCGCAGCGATCGTCTACGAGGACGACGATAGCTTCCGCGCGCGCGTCGTCCTCGGTCCGGAAGGCTTCGCCGCAGCTGGCCCCGAGCTGGCCTACGTCAAACGGGCGAAGGACGCCGGCACCGAAGTCCTCGACGCAAGCGCAATTTCGCCGGCACCCGGTGAAGTGCTCGTCACCGTCCTCTCACGATCGGGCGATGGCACCGCGCCCGAAGCTCTGGTTCAAGCCGTGCGCGACATCGTCAACGATCCTGCCGTTCGACCAGTAGGCGACCTGGTCACCGTCGCGGCTGCAACGCAGCGTCGCTTCGCGATCGACGCGCGGATGTGGACGTTCGCCGGTCCAGACCCTGCGCTGCTGATTGCGACGGCACGCGTACGACTCGATACCTACCTAATCGATTCACGGCGCTTGGGTCGCAACGTTACCCTGTCGGGCATCAATGCCGCCCTCACGGTTCCCGGCGTGCAACGCGTCGAGATCCTCGCGCCGGCCGCAGACGTCATTTGCGACCGCACCCAAGCAGCACTCTGCACGTCCGCCTCGATCACCCATGGCGGCTATGACGACTAGTCTGCTGCCACCCAACGCAACCGGGCTGGAACGGGCGTTGGAAGCCGGTGTTCGCGCCGGCAACGTTGTCACGCCTGTCGACGTCATCGACGTTGCCGAAACCTGCCCCGCGGATCTGTTGCCCTGGCTGGCCTGGGGGTTGTCCGTCGACAGCTGGGATGGCGATTGGTCGGAGGAGGACAAGCGCGACGCGGTCGCGAACTCGCTCGCATTCCACCGGATCAAGGGAACGCGTCTCTCCGTAGAAACGGTCCTGTCTCGCTTCGACAAACTGGCCGAGTTGGTGGAATGGCACCAGGCCGAACCGCGGCGCGCGCCCAACACCTTCGATGTCATCGTACCGCTCGTAATGGCGGATGGCACCGCGCCTGGCGGGCGTCGATCGACCGCGGCCTTTGCTGAGGCGATCATCCGTGAGGTTTCCCGCGTGAAACCGCTGCGCGAACACATGACGCTGGTCCAGGCACTGACGGTCGCGGGCTCGGTAAGCGTGCAAGGCGTAGCGCGAGCCTTCATCGAGACACGGCAGGACACGGCGCTGGTCGCTGACACGTCCCCCGCGTGGGATCTCTACCTTCAGACGCACGACGGCGAACCGCTTCTCGACGCCGCGGACGGCACCTTTCTGGACACCGCCCCATGACCGCACTCAATCTCATTCTGACCAAGGTCGGCATAGAGCGCTTCGCCGCGGCTCAGGTTGGCGCACCGATCGACCTGACGGTTGCCGCGATCGGTCTTACCGCCCAGGAGTTCTTCGCCGCGCCCACGCTCACCGCGCTCCCCGGTGAGTTTCGCCGGGTGCAGAACATTTCGGGCGATGCCATCGGCGACAACACCGCCCACCTGGTCATGCAGGATGATGCCCCAGTCGGTTATACGGTGCGCGGGTTCGGCCTGTTCCTGGCAGACGGTACGTTGCTCGCGGCCTATGGGCAGTCGACGCCGATCGTGGAGAAGTCGCCGGCTAACACGCTGCGCATGCCGCTTGATCTGGCGTTTCCGACGTCGGCGATCGACAAGCTGACGTTCGGCAATACAAATTTCCTCAACCCGCGGGCGACGACGGAAACGCTAGGAGTCGTGGAACTCGCGACGATCGACCAGGCCAATGCCGGCGACGTCCGACGTGTAACAACCGGCGCAGTCGTAAAGACGATGATCGCCACGGCCGTTGACGCGATCAAGAAGACGGTGGACGACGCGATCGCGGCGTTCAACACGACGCTCAACGGCGCGATCGGTGCGACCGGCCAGGCGCTGGATGGTCTCGCCGCTCGCACTGCCTACGGCAGTGGCCTGGTCAAGGGCGGCGGGCGCAACGACACAAACCGGACCTATACGGTCGATGCGGCAAGTCGCGAGCAGCTCCGCGCCGGTGCCGCGGGCGACGTTGCAGTAACACCGCAGGCCATGGCTAGTGCGGGCTTCGTCTACGTTGTCGACAGCCGCCTGTCGGCTCAGAGCGGCTTTCGGATCTGGTCAGACGGCTTCATCGAGCAATGGGGCCTGTTCGACGTCAACATCCCCAGTGAACAGGCGTTCAATATCGTCTTTCCGATCCCGTTCGTCGCCGAATGTTTCGGTGTCAGCGGCACGGTCCGCAACCCGACACAGAATTCATTTGGCTGCCACCAGGTGCAGGAAGTCGCGATCAGCCTGACCGGCGCGACCGTGTTCCTGCAGTCCGACGACGCATCCAGCACCGACGCAGCCGGCGGTTTCCGCTGGCGCACGACAGGACGGTAACATGGCAAAGATCACCCAACTCCAGCGGCTCGTAAATCCCACTGGCAACGAGCTGGTCGTGGTTGCCGACTTGGAGGATGCCGGCAAGACCAAGGGCATCGCCGTTGGCCCCCTTGCTATGGCGGCTGCGATGCCGGCCGTGGACCTCGCCGAGGCCGCGCGAGATGGTGCCGAGGCCGCAGCGCTAGCGGCGTTGGTGGCGCTCGGTGACGGTATCTACGACACCGTCGCAGACGGGATCGCTGCTACCAATGACGGCGAGGGCTTCTACGTCCGCGGCAATGACAGCGGGCTTGAACTCTGGATCCGCGGCGGGGCAACAGCGCGCCTGTACGTCGCGTTCGCAACTCGGTCATCCCTGCGTAACAACGGTATCAACCTTTGGGAGGTTGCCAAAGGCGATGGCGAGACGAACGACACGGATTCGATCGCCGAGGCCGTCGATAGTGCCGCATCATGGAAGGTCGGCCGCATCAACTGCGGCAGCGATCGGTACACGTACAAGATGGGCGGCGACTTCCATCGCTCGCCGAATAGCGACTTCAATCGGGGCCTGGTCGAGCTGCGATCGAGCGTAGCCCTCGTGGGTGCGGCACCAGGCTCGCGCCCGACGTTCAAGATGGCAGGCGGTTACTATAACCCAGGTGGGCTATTCTCCGACCGGTTCTGGGAAGGCAACTTCATCGAAGGCGTCCACCTTGAGAACCTGATCCTCGACGGCAACATTGCCGCGCAGACCTGGAACGCATCGGGCGGTACCGACCTTGGCGGTGGCGATGCCGGCGCTGACGTATTTCAGCACGGTCACCTGGTTGCGTTGCTTCTCGCTAAGAAGATCTCCGCGCGCCGGTGCGCGTTTCGCAATGCGCGTGGCGACGGCATCACGACCGGCGGACGCCGCGACGGCGTCGAGTATGACTTCGCCCGCGATCTACTCGTCGAATACAACGAATTTGAAAACCTGTTCCGCCAGGGCGTCAACGCGGCGACGAACGTCGTTCGCCTTATCGGGAATCGGTATAGCGGTGACGGCTTCTGGGTCGGCGCGGTCACGTTGGAGGTCGGCGAGATCGTCGACGTTGTGCAGGACTTCTGGGCTGCACATGAGCAGTTCGACTTTCGCATCGGTGTATCGCCGCCCGAGCGCACGCCTAGGTGGCGAGCGACCAGCGCGGAGGCGGCAGCGCGCCGGATCCACCTGCGCCGCGCGTATGCCGCGAGCGGTAACTTCTACACCAGCTATCCGGACTTCAAGTTTCCCGGCAAACTCGGTCGCCTTAGTCTCGTGCATCCGAAGATCTGGCAGGGCACGATCGATTGCTTCGGTTTCGACCGCGTGCACATCGACCAGCCCCAGATCGAGAACACCTACGAGGATACGACCGATCACTTCCTGATCGGCCCTAACGCGATCCATGCAGGGCCTGCGCGTGACGCCGATCGCGTGACGGGCCTCGCCGACTTCATCGTGTCCAAACCTATCATCCGCAGCGACCTCGGTGGGCCGGGGATCCACGTCTCGCGCTTCGAGCGCGTCAACATTGGAGGCGGTTCGATCGTTGGCGGTCGTGACGCCGGCATTCGCCTGGAGTCGTGCGGCGGATCCGTCACCGATATGGACATCCAGAACGTCGGTCGTCTGACGGTCGGCGGTGATGCCGCCATCCGTGACGCGTCGAGTTCGGCGATTACCGTCTTCGGTACGGGGGGCGATCTCACGATTGCAGACATCCGCGCAAAGGATACCCGCGTCGGCGATGCTCGCCGGATGACGCAGGCGGTCTACGCGAACGTCAGCACCGAAACCCTGACGAGGATCCGCGACGTGACCGGCCGCAACATGCGGACCGGTGTCGTCTACGACGTCAATAATTCGACCCTGATTACTGGGGCGAGCGACGGCGAACGCAAGCTGCGGTTCAACAGCCCGATCGAGGCGAACGCTGGCCTGAAGGTCGACGGCCTGGTCGAGTTCGTCAGCAGCAACGGTGATCTCGATATCGTCCTGCGCGCAGCTCTGGGCACGAACACCAAGCTGTCGTTCATCAAGGGCATCGGGCTTGAGGGCCAGCTAATCCAGCTCGCCGACGGGACCATGCAGATCAACATGTTCGACAACGGCGTCGCGACAGGGTCGCCGATCGCCTTCACGAACGATGCCCATGTGCGGATGGCGACCAGCTGGGAACGGCCGCTTGAGATCCAGCCAGGCACGTTCGTCTGGGTCGATGCGGCGGGCTCGATGCGCATCAGTGTCGGACGTCCTGCAGCAGACAATGGCGGCACCGTCGTCGGGACCCAGCTTTAAGGATTAATACGTGGCTTATCTTGATACCACCGCTCGTATTCGTCGGACGATCATCGCCGATCTCGACCTTCTTCCAGCGGAGAACTACAAAAAGACTTTGGCCGCTGGCGTCGACGCGTTCGACATCGGCGACTCGTTTTGTAGCGATGAAACCGGGGAAATGCGCCGCTATGAGCGGATCGCAGCGGCGCCAGGCTACGCGGATCTCGGCGATCGGGCCGCGCCTGCGAATAAGAACATGGTCGAAGCGAACCGGATTGCCGCAGCGGCCTCGGCCGAAGCACTATCTCGCGACCTTGAAGTAGCGCGCCAGGACGCTTTGACGTCGACTAGCGCACTAGCCAAGCTCACGAACGACGCTCTTATCAGTATCTCGCAGCGTGCCGGGGCGCTCGGCGCGGGGACCAATGCCACCCAGGCGGTGAACTATGCCGCGCTTACCAAACTGCTCAATACGCCCGGCGTCAGCCCGATCGTCCTCGATCGGGCGTACTATGACATCGGGCCGAACAGCCTGCGTGTCAGCGTCAAGAAGACGGAAGTCTGGGGTGCGCCGGGTGGGACAACGATCACCTGCAGCGTCCTGAAGTTGCTCGAGTTTCTCAGCATCGAAGACCTACACTTCTACGACATCAACTGGGTCTCGACCTACGAGTCGCTGGCTGACGAGGCGACCTATGCGCTGGTTTGCGGCATCCATCGTGCGATCCGCAACATGACGATGAATCGTTGCACCTTCTCGATCGCGAAGGCCAACGCCAACGCCTTGAAGTTCGTGGCTGACATTGACGGCGAGTACGTCGAACAGGTCAAGTTCAACGACTGCCATATCCTTGCGGCCGGCCGCATGGGGGCCGAGCTGTCGGTTCATCCTAACACCCTGACCATCCCAGGCACCAACCAGAAGTACCCTAACGACGCTGTCGCCCGCATCGATACGTTTGAGTGGAACGGGGGCTCTATCAAAAACACTGGTTTGATTTCGCCTCTCTACGGCATGGCATTTTCGGGCACCGGCTGGATGAACCGCATTCGCGTCGCCACCCGTCTCGACAACAATATGACCTGCGGTGTCGAGGGCGTCGGGATATGCAACTCGTATATCAGCGTGCAGATCACGAACATGCGGGACGTTGCCAACTCGTTGACGCCGAGCGCGGCAATCTCTCTGACCGCCAACGCCGAGCTGGACCGCTCACGGAAGATGACCGGCAACATCGTCGAGAACTGTATCGCAGACGATGGCACCTGCCGCGAGGTGCGCTTCTGGTATCAGCAGGGCCTGCAGACACGCGGCAATCGCTTCAAGCTGTCTGCCGGCTCGACGGGGCGCGGGTACGTGACGTACGCCGGCAGCACTCTCTGCAAGAGCAGCAATGATGCGTACGACTGCGATGGGGCTTACACGCTGCAGGTCCGCAGTGAGGCGGCACATGGCGGCGCGTCGGCCTTCAACGAGTGGGAAGGGTTGTCGCTTAGCCATGCCCGCTCGACGAGCCCGTTCCAGCTGACGAACTTCTACGGTGCGGACACCACCGGCAACTCGATCAACGGCATCCTCTATACGCCGTCGACGCTGTATCCGAGTCAGCCGCTGAGCGCCGGGCAGGCTGAAGCCACCATCACCGGGAGCATCACCGGTACGACTTTGACGGTCACCGCCTGGTCGGGCATCCCGCTACGTGTCGGGCAGAAGCTGTTTGGCAACGTCATCGACGCACTGACCGAGATCAAGGCGCTCGACGGCACCGGTACGGGTGGGCTGGGAACCTATACAGTGTCGAAATCCCAAAACGCGGGTAGCGATACGATCAAGGTTGGGTTGGCGCAGAAGAACTTCATTCGAGGAAGTATTCGCAGCACTTACGGGTTCGACTTTATGACGAACACGTACACGATCGGCGATTTTTCCGTCGATGCGACCTTGCTCGACAGCGTCCCCCACATGCTTGCATCCCGCAACCTGACGATTCGGACGAGTGGGTCACTGACAGCAGTTCGCTCGATCATTTTTCCGGAGGGTGGACCCGCTCAGCGGATCACCAACTCGACCACCGGTGGCTTCGCTATCATCCTGAAGAACAAGACGGCCGGTAGCACGGTAACGATCCCGAATGGCGCGACTGTCAACGTGGCGTCGACGTCGGCAGGGTTCGTCATCATTCCATAAGGTGGCGTCCCGCTCTTGTAGAAACGTTTTCTACAAGAGCGGGACCTCGCCTCTCATCACGTCCCGCGCATGGTCGCCGCTATGGCCGAACATGCCGATACCCAGCGCCTCATTGGCGATCTCGTGCGCGAAGGCGTGGTCGTATCGGTCGACCACTCTGCCGCAACAGCGCGCGTACAATTCGCGGACGAACTGACGACTGGCGATATTCCATGGCTCGCGAGCCGCGCCGGATCCACGCGCACCTGGTCGCCGCCGACGATCGGCGAACAGGTCATGGTGCTTGCCCCCGAGGCTGACACGGCGCGCGGGGTCATCATCGGCAGCCTATCGAGCGACGCCCATCCGCACCCGGCGACCGACGAATCGACGCTAACCGAATACGAGGACGGCGCACGCATCGGTTACGATCCGAAGGCGCACGCTCTGACGGCTATCCTTCCGGCCGGCGCGACGTTGCGGGTCGATGCTGATGGCGGCCTTGTGTTCAAAGGCGACCTGACGGTCGACGGGGACATCAAGTCGACCGGCACGATCGCCGCAGACACCGACGTCATTGGTGCAGGTAAAAGCCTCAAGAATCACGTACATCTTGGCGTCCAGCCGGGCGGCGGGCTTTCGGGGAAGCCGCAGTGATTGGTATGGATCGCCATACCGGCGCGCGCTTAGCCGGCACAGATCACCTCGGGCAGTCGATCGACGACATCCTTGAAACGCCGATCGGCACGCGCTGCGGCCGGCGCGATTATGGCTCGGAAATCCCCAAGCTAATCGACCAGCCAAACAACGAAGTCGGCCGCGTCCGGATCATTGCCGCCGCAGCGCATGCGCTGCTCCGTCAGGAAGGCCGCGCGCGGCTCTCGCGTGTCGTGCTTTCGCCTGGAAAACTGCCGCAGTCGGCCGTCCTCACCATCACCGGCCGTCGCACCGATGTGCCCGGCGCGCCCGCCTTCACCCATTCGTCCACCGTCCGCGCCCTGTCGGCGCTCGCCTGAAAGGTCCGCACATGAGCTTCCTCCACGGGATCAACGTCAACGAGGTAAAGACCTCGCGCCGCGCGATCGTCACCGTTGCCACCGCCGTCATCGGCTTGATCGCCACCGCGCCTGCCGCGGTTGCCGGCGCATTCCCGCTCGACACCGCAGTCGCGGTCACGAACATTGACGACGCGATTGAGAAGGCCGGTGCGGACGGCACGCTGCGCGCCGCCCTGAAGGCCATCGCCGGCCAAGTCGACGCGCCGATCGTCGTCGTGCGCGTCGCACCTGGTGCTACGCCGGCCGATACCGCGACCGCGGTCATCGGTGCCGACGTCGCTGGTGTGAAGACCGGCATGCAGGCGCTGCTGACCGCCTCGGCGCAGTTGAACCTCCATCCCCGAATCATCGGCGCACCCGGCCTCGAAGGCGAGCTGGTGACCAAGGCAATGGTCACCGTCGCCAAGCGGCTCCGTGCCCGCGTCTATGCGTATGCCATCGGCAACGATCGCGGCGAGGCCATCGCCCACCGCGCCCTGTTCTCCGACGCGCGCGAGCTGACGTTGCTCTGGCCCAGCGTAACCGCCCCCTACGGCGCGGACGGTGCAAGCATCGGCGTGCCGGTCGCGGCCGTCGCGATGGGCGCACGCGCCGCGATCGACGAGACGCAGGGCTGGCACAAGACGCTGTCGAACGTCGCGCTGCCGGAGGTCGACGGCCTGGCTGCAGATGTCACGTTCGATATTCAGGACGCCGATTGCGACGCGAACGTCCTGAACGCGTCCCAGCTGGTCACCGTCGTGCGTATCGCGGGCGAACTGCGCTTTTGGGGCAACCGCACCTGCGCCGCACCCGCCAGCGACTTCGTGTTTGAAAGCGCCTGCCGCACCGCGCAGATCCTTGCCGACACCGTCGCGCTCGGCCTCGTGTGGGCGATGGACAAGCCGCTGCTGCCCAGCCTGGCGAAGGACATCGTTGAGCAGATCAACGAGAAGTTCCGACAGGAAAAGCGCGCCGGCCGTATCCTCGGTGCCGTCGCGCTGTTCGACGGGGCCAAGAACCCGGTCGATCAGCTGAAGGCTGGCAAGCTTCTCATTGGCTACCGCTACACCTTCGTACCGCCGCTGGAGGCGCTCGGGATCGAGCAGGAGATCTCCGACGAGTTCTTCGCCGACTTCACCAGCCTGGTCGCCGGCAACTAAACCCACCTCACGCACGAAAGGTCGACGCGATGGCGTTCCCCAGCAAGCTCAAGCAGACGATGATGTTCAACGACGGCGAAGCCTTCATCGGCGAAACCGTCTCGATCACGCCCCCCAAACTCGCGCGCAAATTCGAGGAATACCGTGCCGGTGGCATGGGTCGCGCGGTCAAGGTCGACATGGGCGGCGAGCCGCTCGAAATGGAGGCGGTTTACGGCGGTCCCATGCGGCAGATCCTGCGCCAGCACGGCATGCTCAATCTCGCTGGCGTGCAGCAGCGCTTCGTCGGTTCGTTCCAGGACGACGATAGCGGTGCCGTCGACGTCGTCGAGATCGTTACGCGCGGCCGGCACGAAGAGATCGACATGGGCGAATGGAAGCCCGGCGAGGATACCGAGTTCAAGGTTAAGAGCCAGCTCAGCTACTTCAAGCTGACGTGGAACGGCGTCGTCGAGGTCGAGATCGATGTCCTGGGCATGATCGAGATCGTCGGTGGCGTCGACCTGATGGCCGAGCATCGCGCTGCAATGGGCCTGTAGCGGCGTGACCGCGATCCGCCGGCCGCGCCGTCGCCCCGGCGCGCTTACCCAGCCACCGACCAAGTCCTGACAGGAATCGTACAATGACCGACCAGAATACCGTCACCACTGGCAAACGCTTTTCCTCGTTCAAGCTGGACGCCGACATCACCGTCAACGACCAGGTCGTGCATCCGGCCGGCACGGAGATTCAAGTTCGTCGGCCTGGCGCGGGCGAGCTGCGTGGCGTCGACATCTCCGCAACGATCAGTCGGTGCGATTACACCCAGATCGAGAAGATCGCGCCGCGTATCACGATGCCGATCCTGCACAAGGAGCATATCGCCGTCATGGATCCGGCGGACTTCGTGCAGCTCGGTGGTGAGATCGTGGATTTTTTGCTGCCGAAGGCCGTGAAGCAGGCGGCCTTCCAGCCCGAATAGAAGACATTATGGCGGACCTTGCCGAGTGCTGGGGATGGGGTCCGCCGACGATGAACGACATGGGCGTTGCCGAGCTGATCGGCTGGCGGGCGCAGGCCCTGGAACGCCGCCAAAAGGATCGCTGACCGATGGACCGCAACCTCCGCATCCGTATGCTGCTCGAAGCCGGCGACCGCGCCAGTCGCCCGCTTCGTGAGATTGCGGGAGGCTCGGTCAAGGCAGCTCAGGGCCTCAAGGCCGCCAGAGAGCAGCTCAAAGGAATTGACCGCGCGCAGGCCGACATCGGCAGCTTTCGCAGCCTGAAGGCCGGTCTGGCCTCTACTAGCGCCCAATTGGACCACGCTCGGTCCCGCGCCACTGCGCTCGGCAGGGAATTCGCGCAGACCGCCAATCCCAGCCGCGCACTGACACGCGAGTTCACGCGAGCGCGAACCGAGGCGCAGAAGCTCGAACAGCAACATCACTCGGAAACGCGCGAACTATCGACGTTGCGAGATCGCCTCCGCGCGGCCGGTATAGCAACCGGTGACTTGGCGCGTCATGAGCGCGAGTTGCGTGACCGGGCGCGACAGACGAACGAAGAGATTGCTGAGCAGGAACGCCGCGTCGGCCGTCTCGCCGATCGCCAGCGGCGGATGGCAGCGGCACGCGCTGGCTTCAGTGGTATTCAGGACCGCGCTGGTGGTGTCGCTGCCGGCGGGGCCGCAGCGCTTACTGCAGGCATAGCGGTTGCGGCTCCGCTGATCGGCGTTGCCTCCGGTGCCATGGATCTCGAGGAAGGAATGGCTGGCGTTGCCAAGGTGACCGGGATGGCCGGTCCGCAGCTCCAGATGATGACCGACAAGCTGGTCGGGCTCAGCACCCGCATGCCCATGACAGCGGTCGAGCTTTCCAGCATCGCCGCTGCTGCCGGTGCGGCCGGCGTTGGCATGGACAAATTCGGTCGGCCGCTGCCCAGTCAGGCAGAGGACCTGGTAGCATTCACTGACGCCGCGGCACGCATGGGCATCGCGTTCGACATGACCGCCGAAGATGCTGGCAGTACGATGGCGAAATGGCGTCAGGCGTTTAAAATGACACAGCCGGAAGTCGAGGCACTTGGGGACCGTGTCAACGCCCTGACGAACAAGTTCGGAGGTCAGGCGACAACGGTCGCCGGCATTATCACGCGCATCGGGCCACTTGGGGAAGTCGCCGGCATCGCCGCGCCGCAGGTATCCGCGCTGGCGTCCTCGTTGAACTCGATCGGCGTCGAAGAAGAGGTTGCCGCAACCGGCATCAAGAGTCTGCTGCTGAACCTTACCAAGGGCAGCGCGGCTAGTAAGTCGCAGAGCAAGGCACTTAACACTCTCGGACTGGATGCGACCAAGCTTGCGAAGTCGATGCAGGTCGACGCGAGCGGGACAATCATCACAGTGCTGGAGAAGATCCGCGCGCTCAGCAAAGATAAACAGGCCAGCATCCTAAGCGAGATTTTCGGCACCGAATCGGTCGGCGCCATCGCGCCCCTGCTGACGAACCTCGACGGCGTAAAGCAGCGCCTCGACCTTGTTGGCAATCGTAGCAAATACGCGGGCTCGATGACCGCCGAGTTTGCCTCGCGGATCAGCACGGCCAAGGGTATGGCCGAGGTAGCCAAAAACTCATTCGCAGCCGTAAGTCTCACCCTTGGGCAGTCGCTGTTGCCGGTGGTGAAAACGGGCGCGCTTCGCCTCGGTGCTATCGCGCTCCGCATGCAGGCGTTCGCGACTCGTCACCCGGAGCTGACGAAGAATGTCCTTATTGCCACTGGCGTACTGGCGGGATTGTTCTTCCTGTTTGCTGCAGGCGGCATTGCGATTGCCGCCATCATGGGACCGATCGCGATCCTGAACGCCGGTCTGATCGCCCTCGGGGTTGCAGGCGGCATCGCAGCTCTTCCGCTTCTGCCTATCGTCGGCGCAATAGCGGCCATCGCCGGGGCCGTGGCGCTGGTCGTCGCGGCGTTCAACCACTGGGACAGCATCACCGCCGCCTGGTTCACGTTCTGGGGAACGCTTCGAGCAGGCTTCGTTGCAGCCGGGAACTACATCGCCGCTTGGGGGCCTGCGGTGGGTCGGTTCCTGATGGACGGGCTCTTGACGATGCTGTCGCCAGGACGGCTCGTTGGGCGTGTGAAAGCGCTAGGCATGGCAGCGATCAACGCCTTCAAGTCGGTGCTTGGCATCCATTCCCCCAGCCGAGTTTTCGCCGGCCTGGGCGGGTATATGATGGAGGGCCTCGCCGGCGGTATCGCCCAAGGCGAGCGCCAGCCGCTCCGCCGGGTTGGCACGGTCGCGCGTCGCCTGACTTCCGCCATGGCGATCGGTACGATCGCGCCGACGATGGCAATGGCAGGAGCCACATCGCCGGGCGCGGCCGGGCGCGGATCCTCGTCACCTGGCGTTTCCGCAGCACCTTCGCGCTCATACGTAATTCAGATCTACCAACAGCCAGGGCAAGACGCCGAGGCCGTTGGCCGCGCGGTTGCTGACGAACTCGATCGTCGTGAACGTGAATCGGATGCGCGTGGGCGTTCCGCTTTTGCCGACACCCCTGACTACGAGACCGTCTGATGCTGCTCGCGCTTGGCCTCTTCACCTTTTCGATCGACACACTGGCATTCGACGAAATCGCCCGCCGCGCCGACTGGCGGCACGCGACCTCGCCGCGGATCGGTGCGCGTGACGCCACGCAATTTACGGGTCCTGGCGTCGAGACGATCGGCCTGCCCGGGACGGTGTACCGGGAAATCGCAGACGGAGCTGTTTCGCTCGACGAGCTGCGCCGCATGGCTGACACCGGCGACGCATGGTCGCTGGTCGACGGCCGCGGCTACGTTTACGGCGCATACGTCATCACCGGTATCGACGATCGGGGAAAAGTGTTCTTTCCCGATGGCACGCCGCGACAGATCGACTTCTCGATCGACCTGCTCCGCGTCGACAGCGACGTCGCATGATCTCGAATATCGCAGCCGTTCGCGTCGTTGTTGACGGCACGGACATCACGCCTGTTCTGGAAGGCAAGGTGCCGCAGCCGAACGGGCGTCCCCCGCGTCGTCGCCTGGTATCGCTCGGAATAAGCGAAAAGCGAGGTGAGGAAGCCGACCAGCTCGACCTCATCATCGACGATACTGACGGTGCTGTGGCGCTGCCTCCGACTGGGGCGAAGATCCACGTATGGCTTGGCTGGAAGCAGGGCAGCGAAGTGACCGCGGGCCTGGTCGACAAAGGGTGGTTCATCGTCGACGAGGTGGCACATGGCGGCCCACCCGACCTCGTGACTATCCGTGCGCGCTCGGCCGACTTCACCGGCGATCTAAAGACGCGCCGGGAGAAGGGCTGGCATGGTACGACGTTGGGTGCGATCGTGACGGAGATCGCTCAGCGCCACCATCTCACTCCCCGCTGCGCCGCCAGTCTCGCCAGCATAGCCATCACGACAAAAGCACAGAACCGCGAGAGCGATCTGGCCTTTCTGCGCCGGCTCGGCCGCGAACGGGGCGCAGTTGCAAAAATCGCGCGCGGCGTGCTGATTTTCTCACCAATATCTGCTGGCGTCACCACGACGGGCAAGCCGATCGCGACCGTCACGATCGCCAGGCGCGACGGCGATGCCCACCAATTCAGCCGGCAGAAGCGCGAGGACGTCCCCGGCGTTAAGGCAACATGGCACGATCGCAAATCGGGCAAACGCCAGCACGTTGTCGCCGGCAAGACGGAGGGGGCGAAGTCGATAGCTCGCGTTTACGCGAACGAGGCCGACGCTAAAGCCGCTGCGCATGCGGCAAGTGGTCGCGCCGGCCGCGAACCAGTCTCGCTATCGCTGACGCTCGCGCTTGGTCGCCCCGATATACATCCGGAGACGAAAGCAACCGTCACAGGCTATAAAGCCGCGATCGACGCGACAGCCTGGCTGGTCGCCGAAGTAACCCACACCTTTGGTGATCGAGGTTATGTAACAGGTTTGAAGCTCGAAGCCGCCTGATCCGGCCACCCCGCTAAGATTTTAAATCGTCTGGCTTTATACCCGCCTCACCCGCCGCCTGTATTAATTGGCTAACACAAAGCAATACGCCCACTTCGCCAGTCTTAAAGTCTTCCTGCATTTCAGTCATTCTCGAGGGGCGGATGTCTCCGCTATCGGCCATTTCCATAGCCTTGCCGAACGCGCGCTCGCGAAACCGGTATGCAGTAGCACAGGTAGCTAGCGCCTTACGTTGTGTGACCTGTACCTTATCAGAGAGACCTTCGGGAACCTCAAAGGCATCGACTGCTTTGGAACTCGTGCCGCACGCGTCGTGCCCAACCTTCGAGGCTTGGTACAAAGCCAATTGACTGCTATTCGCTCCAGCCAAATCCTTAAATGCGGCATCGCACGGCCGGACGGTATCGATAACTGCCTTGTACTGGCGGATTAGGCCAGGCTTTGGGTCGACCGCCGCCACAGGCTTTGCAGAAGCTTGGTCGATCGTCGGTTTGGTGGGCGCGACCGCAACGGTCTTGGTGCCGGCAGGCGTAGATGCAGGCGTCGGGGGTGGCGTTGGTGTCATGATGAGAGCAGCAACGAAGACTACGGCACCGCCTAGCAACAGCTTCTTTGCGAGGGGACGCCTCCCCTTTGCGACAAAGAACAGTATCGCTCCGATAATAAACACGATGAAGCTTAGCGCTCCAAGCGCTGGGCCAACGTCTGCCATTAAATCCCCCCGGTAAATTAAAAGCCTAGCGCCTCGTCCCAGGGCATCACGCGATGGACTGACGAAACTTGCTCGTTCGGCACTTCGAATTCGACGATCGGATTGAACTGCCGCAAGACGACGACGCCAGGCCGGCGACGGACGAGCTGCTTGATCAGCACATGCCGGATCTCTTCCCCGTCGAACGTTGGGCCGCGCAGCTGCACGACGACGTCGTCGCCAACACCGGGCGATCGTTTCGGATCAACCAGCACGCGCCGTCCCGAATCGTACCGCGGCTCCATTGAATGCCCGGAAACGAGTACGACGTAGAGGTCGGGCCTACCTGTGACGCCGATCGGCCGAGCCATGAAATCCGTTGGTGCAGCCATGTGAACCTCGGTCTGCTCCACATTTACTACGATCCCGTTTCCATCTGGGAATGACAGATCGGCTCCCAAAGCGCTGCCGTAGATAGGCAGCGTTTTTGGCAGACGTCGGAACGCTGCTTCGGACGTGTTGCCGTCCTCAGGAATGGTTCGCTCGATGCCCTGGTCACGTCCCAGCAGCCAATCCGACGTGGTGTCTAGGATCTCTGCGATAGCGTCCAATCGGTCGAGGCCGGGCATGTGGCCTGCGAGTATCGCACGGATCGCATCCGGCTTGTTCAACGCCGCGATCGAGACCTCACGCGCCGACATATTCTTCTCGGCAATCTTTGCCGATAGCCGTTCCTTCAGGACGTCAGGTACGTTCTTCCTCATGCTGCACTCATGACGCATGGCGTAACGCATGACATGCGGAATATTTACGTTGACGCGTGCTGCATACGTGACGTAAGTATGCGTTATGAGCGCAGCATACGAGAACGCATTGCGAACGATCGCTGATTCGTACGACGCCGAAGTCGTTCGCTGGGGTGGTAAATCGCTCTCCCGCGTGGCGACGATCGTCGTTAACAGCGGCGCATTCTTCAATCGTCTGCGGGAAGGCAAAACCTTCTCGGTAGGCAATCTCGAAAAGTTCGCCGCTTGGTTTCGTGTGCCGGCCAACTGGCCCGATCGCGCGATACCTCAAGACGCTGCTGTCGCACTGACCAGCATCGGCCGCCCACCTCTTCCTGCTAGCACCATGCCGCATCCGTACCGCACGTCTGACGCATCGGTCGATTGTAATCGCCCTGCACTTTTCCAGTCGAAGGCCGTGCGATGACCAAGCCTCGCGTTCCAGACACGTTCGCGGATGCTATGACGACAGTGCGAATAGCACTTGGCATAAACGAGACCGTGCGTGTCGCAATCGCTGCAGCAGGCCGCACGTATGAGAAAAGCACGATCTACGACTGGGGTAACAAGGACACGGGCACACTGCCATCCCTTGAACTCGCACTCGCTTTCGATCGTGCATACCGTCTTGCGGGCGGTGAGGATGCGCCATTCCGTGATGCCTTCGCCCAGCAGCTTGAGAGCGCGCTGAACGACGCAGACGCTTGCCGCCGCAGTCTTGTTACCGAGTCGGCCGCGTTTGTTCGCGAGGCTGCTGAAGCCACCGAAGCCCTATTTCATGCCGCTCAACCCGGCGCTTCCTCGCGCGAGATCCATCGCGCGCTGGTCGAGGCGCAACAGGTTGAGCGTGCTGCGCGCCCGCTACGACGGCGCCTCGCCAGTTTCCTCCGTCCAGCCATCCGGGCCAGCGCAGGGAAATCCGGGGGGACCCATCAGTGACTAAGACGAAGAGAAACTACACGCCACGCGTACCCGCAACGGTGTGCCCGCACTGCCTGACGCGCTCGATCGCATACGACTCCGTCCAGCTCGACGTGTTCACGCGCGAGATCCGTTACGTCTGCCAAGATGCCGATTGCCAACACACCTTCGTGGCGCAGCTCGGCATCTTCCGGACGGTGCGGCCGAGCATGAAGCCTAACCCCGCGATCACGGAAGCGATCCTGCCGCACGGGCAGTGGCGCTCAAAGCCCGCGAACGATGACCAGCGGGTGCCTGCCAACGACGATCAGCCCGACGCGGCGGAGGTCGCGCCTTCCCCTGGCTAATTCCCTGACCTGATCCCCGCGGCCTCGGCCGCAAACGTCCTGAACCATCCCCCCGCCATCCGGAAGCACCTGCTTCCGGCACCGCTACCCCCTTGCCGAAAGGAATGCCCAATGATGCACGCTTTCCCGCGTACGTTTACGATGCCGATGCAGCGAGGCGAGCGCGCCGCGACCGCCAGCGCCGCGGCCCTGACGCCTGCAGCGTACATCCGCCTGCGCCGTGAGGCGGCTGGCATGTCGATCAAGGAGGTCGCCGGCATGCTGGCGCGGAACGCCGACGAGGTCGCACCTGCGCTCGACCTGATCTACGTGCTGGAAACGCCTGGCAATACGGCACGTCACCCCGAGACGCTGGAAGCCCTTCGCAGCGTCTTCCCGTTTGATCCGGACGTCTACCGCCAGCTCGCTACCGATCCGGTCGACAGCCACCCCAGCATCTGCCGTGGCTGCGGTTGCAGCCATTGGGATCCCTGCACCAGTGACGAGCATGGTGCGTGCGCCTGGGCGACCGATACTGCCTGCACCGCATGCCTGCCCGACACAGCGCCGGTGGAGTGCTGCCAGTGATCGCCGTCGCAACCAGCGCGACGCAGCTCGAGCGCGCCATGCGCCGTCGCCGCATCGCCAAAATCGTCCTGGCGATCCTGTTCGCGGTCATCTGGATCCCCGTCGCGATCGTCATGCTCGTCGCCGGCACGTCGGATCGGCGTCGCTGATGCTGCACGATGTCCTCACAGGCTTGGTGCTGACCGTGTTCGGCAGCGCAGGCGCGACGGCAATCGGTTCGCTGCGCGCATCGCTTGCGCCGCAGTGGAGCCGGATCTGCCGGCTTGCCCTCGGTCATATCGAGCCGAGCTTCACACCGCTGATTGGAGCGCAGCCCCATGGTCGGCGGTAAGGCAATCGCCGCCTGCACTCGCCGGCTGCGTCCAGTCCTCTGGCCCGTCGCCGCGGCGCTGACGTGGTTGCCTGTCGTCATGTGGTGGAACCAGTGACGTGGGCGACGTCGCAGTCTGTGGCGGCGACCGTGCCCTCTTCCAAGGGCTCGGCCGCACCGGAAAGCAGTGCGACGTCCTCGCCGTCCGCAAGGCTTTCGCCTCGGTCCGCTTCGACGACGGACAGGCAGTCCTCTGCCTCGCCAAGGATCTCCACCCGATCCAGCGACGCCCCCCGCCCATGTTCTGACCCGCTCGCCGCTCTTGGCGAAACGCTTTCTACAAGAACGGCCGCTGGCGCGACCGCTCGATCCCCTCGCACCAACAGGATCTCCATGATGATCAGCGCCGCTCCCCTCGAAGCTCGCCAGTCTCAGCCATCATCACAGCCGACGAACTGTTCCCCAATCCGGGAACAGCGGGGCCTCCCAATCGCCATGTTGCGCATGGCTGGACTGGAAGGTGCCGCGACGTTGCTCGGCAAAGGCCGATTGGCGGACGAACTCTGCATCACCGTTCGCGCGCTGAACTATAAAATGAACGCGGAACGCGGCGTGTCCGATGGTGAGGTCAGGGCAACGGCAGCGGCGCTCGAAGAGCGCGCCGAACTCTTCCTTACTCACGCTCGCAAGCTGCGCGCCGTCGTCGATGTCAAGTCGAACGGGGAGGGCGTCGGACGATGATCGTCATCCGCGTAGAGCTTTGGTCAGCCGTCAACGGGCAGGTTTCGGAACTTGCGCGGATGACGATCGACAACATTGGCACCACTGCCAACGGTCAGCACGCCGACTACCGCGCGCGTAGCCTCCGCGGGCGCGACGCGGTGACGCTGCACCGTGCCATGCTCGCCGGCACCGTCCAGCGCGAGGGCAAGGTCATTCGCCATGCCCGCCTGCGCCTGCACGTTTGGCACCTGGTTGCGCGGGCGCTCGATACCCTCGGGTATGCGGAGCGCCGCTCATGACCGCGACCATCCGCGCGGACGGCATGGAATGGCCGCTGCAAACCTACCTCGATGCAATGAGCTTCAGCCGTGTCGATCCGTTCTCGCTGCCAGCGATCGACGGCCAGGTTCGCGTGACGACGGTGAGCCTTTCCGGCGAACTCGCACCCTCGACCTATGCCAGCCAAGTCCGCTGGCACGACGTTCTGGCCTTCCGGCCGATTGCGAACGGCCTTGAAAGCTCGCCCTGCGATATCTGCGGCGAACCGGTCATGCGCATCGACTTCCACTCTCAGTGCGCCTCCTGCGAGGACGCAGGTGAGTACGGGTGGTGAAGCGCAACCCCGGATACCTTCCAAGCGAGGCGATCGGCAAACGCGTTCGCGTACGGCTGGAACACGGTGGCGAAGGCGCAACCGATCCCAACCCCATGAGCCCGCCAGGCTGGGCCGCAGACGGCAAGGGCGGCTGCAATTGGCGACGCTCGGGCAACCCTTTCGACATCGCGGAATACGAGGTGATCCAGTGAACGCTCCGTCACTCGTCAAGCTGGCTGGGAAAATGACCCGTGCTGCCGAGCGGGGGAAAGGTCTTCGGATCGAGTCCCCCGACCTCGACCTTCTCGGAAGCCTCGGCCTCTTCGACATCATCAATCGCGCAGTAGCCAAACAGTTGAAAGAACAGTCACAATGTCGCGACGCAATCCGCCGCTCTACCAGCGTGGGAAATACTGGCTCGGGTTCAACCAGCTCGCAGATGGAAGCCAGCGCAGCCCTAACCTCTATGTCTGGTGGTACGACGCAAGCACGCGACGTGAACGCGGCACGTCAACGGGTACAGTAGATCTGGCAGCTGCAATCCTATTTCTCGATAAGCTATACTTGGCTGACAAAGGCGAGGCACCTGCATTTTGCCAGGCATGCGGGCAAACGCTGGCTCAGGCGAATGCGTACCTTCTGACCGATGCTATTGCCGACTATAAAATCGAGTGGGGCAATACGCGTGCGTCAGCCGATACGATCGCGAGCCGACTGGCCCACGTCGTCGCGTTTCTTGATGCGGAGCAGGCGTTAGGGGCGGAAGGCCGGTTTGGTCACGCAACGACTTGTGCGGTGGCATGCGCGTCTGTGTTTGTTCACGCGTTCCGCGCCTGGTCCAAGCAGCAGCCGATCGAATGGCGAAACGGGAAGGGCGACGTCACTGTATCGCGCGCACGATCGCCAGCTGCGACCGAAGCGTCGATCGCGCAGCTTATCGCGGTACTGAATCACGCGGCCAACGCGGAGCCGCCCCGCTCTGACAAGCGCCCGATCTACAAGCCCCTCCCCGCACGCCAGGTGCAGCGCAAACGGCGCACGCGGATCGGTATCGAAGAGCTGGCGCAGATGCTTTCCTACGCGGCCGAGCCAGGTCGCCAGCGCGGATCGCTACACGCATTCCTCGTCGGCTCGATCTGCACGCTCGCTCGCCCCGGTGCCGTTGTGGACATCAACGTCGCGCCCGACCGTGAGCAGTGGTGGCCAGGTGCGCCGACGATCGACCTAAACCCGCAGGGCAGGACGCAGAACAAGAAGCACCGGGCTTTGGTGCCCGTCCTCCCACCGCTCGATCGCTGGCTGCGCGCCGAATACGCAACGTTCATGGATCTAAAGCCGGAAGAGCGCGCCGGCCGCGGCTGGTTGGTCAACTACCACGGCCGTCCCGTCCAGGACGTCGACCGGGCATGGGACACGATGCTTACGAAGCTCGGACTGCCGAAGGGCCGCGAGTGGCGCTCGTACCTGTTGCGCCACAGTCTCGCGACCCTCGCGCGCAACCGCGGCGCTACGAAGTGGGACCTAGAGGGCTTCATGGGTCACAGCGACGGCAGTCAGACCGAGGTCTACGCGATCGGGGAATTTCCGAGCGTCGTCACCGCACTGACCGGCATTTTAGCCGACCTCGAACGGCTTGCCCCCGGTGCATTGCACCGAACCCGCACCGAACAGGCAAACACCGCAGCACAGGCTGGAGTGAAAAAAATGTGA